TTTGATTTAATCATTGTTGATGAAGCCAACGCATACAAGAACGCAAAGACAAAACGCTTTAAAGCATTACGTGAAATAGTTACACCAAAGACTTGGTTGTGGATGATGACGGGTACACCTGCTGCACAATCCCCGCTTGATGCTTATGGTTTAGCCAAGATGTGCGTGCCAGAAAAAGCGCCGAATCTGTTCGGAGCGTACCGTGATAGCGTCATGTATCAACTAACCAGATTCAAATGGATACCTAAACCTAACGCAGACAAAATAGTACACGCTATGCTGCAACCCGCTATCAGATACACAAAAGAAGAATGCCTTGATCTTCCTGAAGTAACACACGTATCCCGCATAGCACCGTTGACCCCACAGCAAAAGAAATATTACGATCAACTAAAGAAAGACTTTTTGATTAGTGCTGTTGGTGAAGATGTGTCGGCAGTAAATGCTGCTGCTAACCTAACAAAACTACTACAGATATCATGCGGTGCTGTGTACTCTGATAACAAAAATGTTATTGAGTTTGATGTATCTAACCGACTCAACGTAATACTAGAAGTTATTGAAGAAGCTACAGCTAAAGTTCTTATCTTTGTGCCATTCACACATACGTTAGCTTTATTAAAAGATTTCTTAAACAAGAATGGTATTACTAGCGAAATTATTAACGGGGAAGTACCTGTTACTAAACGCACAGAAGTATTTAAAAAGTTTCAAGAAGAGAAAGACCCAAAGGTTTTATTAATACAACCGCAAGCTGCAGCGCATGGTGTGACTCTAACCGCAGCAAACGTAGTCATCTGGTACGCTCCAGTAACATCCATAGAGTTCTACTTACAAGCAAACGCACGTGTGCATAGACAAGGACAAAAGAATCCTGTAACTGTTGTGCATATAGAAGGCAGTCCAGTAGAGACAAAGTTGTATGCGATGTTGCAAGGTAAGTTAGAAATCCACAAGAAAATAATTGATTTATATAAGAACGAAATTAATGAAATCACTTGACATTGTAAAGAATAGGAGTAGAATAAATTTGTTGGTGAATGCGTAGGCTGATACGCAAGCAAGGGTTAGCTGAAGTGAATCCAAAGTGGGCGATCCATGACAAACTCAGAAAGTCGGAGATCAGCACCGGCCACCAACAACCAACACGAAAGGAGGAAGTATGGATGTACCCATAGATAAGATTGTTGAAACGTATGTAAAAATACGTGACAAAAAAGAAGAGCTGTATCGTGCATATAAAGAAAGCACAGCCGAACTTGAAGAGCAAATGAAAGTGCTAAAGCATAAGCTACTTGAGTTATCTAAAGACACCGGCGCAACAACTTTTTCAACACCCAATTACACAGCGTACCGTACAGTCAAGAATCGTTATTGGACTAACGACTGGGAAAGCTTTTATGGTTTTATGCAGGACAATGATGCAATGGGGTTGTTAGAAAAACGTATTCATCAAACTAACATGAAAGAGTTTATGGAGGGTAACCCTGACTTACACCCACCCGGACTAAATGTAGATAGTGAATATGAATTTACAATTAAACGTAAGTAACTAGGAGAAATACAAATGAGTGATATTACTCTATTCCAATCAAACAATTTACCTGACTATTTAAAAGACGTTGAGCTTGACGAGCTTACTAAAGCACTTGCAGGTAATACTTCAACAAAACGTATATCGATTCGTGGTAGCGTATTTCGTTTGATGGTTGCAGGTGAAGAGATCGCTAAGAATGAAAACCGTTCAATGAATGTTGTTATCGTTAACGGTGGTCGTGATATCGCACGTCAATTCTACGCAGGTAAATATGTAGCCGGTGAAACAGCTGCGCCTGATTGCTGGTCTAATGATGGTAAAGAGCCTGACGCTAGTTTGGAAAAACCACAATCTGCAACTTGCGAAGCATGCCCACAGAACATTAAAGGTTCTGGTCAAGGTGACTCACGTGCTTGCCGATTCCAACAACGCTTGGCAGTAGTATTGGCTGACGATATTAAAGGTGATGTATACCAGTTAACATTACCATCTACTTCTATCTTTGGTCGTGGTGACTCAGATAAGATGCCGTTCCAACAGTATGCTAAGTATGTTGGTTCACAAGGTAAGAGCATTAATACTCTCGTTACCGAAATGCGTCTTGACTCAGACTCTGATACACCTAAGTTAACGTTCAAACCAATTCGTTTCTTAACAAGAGAGGAGTGGGAAATTGCGACTGAAAAGGGTAACTCCGCTGCAGCGAAATCGGCAATTACGCAAACCCCTGCGACTACTGATGGTGCAAAGCAAAAAACTTTGGCTAAATCTGCACCCACGGCTGCAGCTAAAGAAGAGGCGATTGCTGAGCCGACTAAACGCACGGCTAAGAAGAACGCGGAACCTGCGGCGAAAAAAGACTTTGCAGATGTCATCAATAGTTGGGCGTCTGACGACGATGCGTGATAGAGATGGAACCACGTGGGTACGCTTCGAGCATCATAAAGGCGAACCTAGCCGCTAGTACAGAAAGCCCCGGTGTAATGCTGGGGCGGTTCTGCATACATAAAGACATTCCAGTAAAAGATATTGCCGAGTATTTCGGTGTAAGCCGGATGACCATCTATAAATGGTTCTCTGGGGAATGGTTGCCCCGTAAAACGCATGCTGAAGCCATCGTTGGGGTATTAGCAAAGGCTAGATTCAAAACATAACCGTCAGATGGGACGACACTAGCAATGGCAAAAACAGACTTACTGTCTGCAGTCCTCTCGTCTGAGGGATGGTACTGCATAGTTGGACTAAAGAAGACAGGAACGCCGAAACAAGTATTCGTGCAGACCTTAGAAGAAGCTGAAAAAGAAATAGATGATTTAGTAGCAAAGCATTACGACGCATACTTTGCATGCGCTAAGTACGAAGCTAAGAAAACTCGTACTGGCGACAACATAAAAGCTGTTCGTGCATTTTGGTTAGATATTGATTGTGGTGAAGGTAAGCCATATAAAGATAAAGCCGAAGGGGTTGATGCACTTAAAGATTTTTGTGCTGCTGCAGGTTTACCAAGACCATACCTTGTTGACTCAGGACGTGGTGTTCATGCCTATTGGCCTCTTACTGCTGACATAACAAAGCAGCAATGGAAGCCTGTAGCTGATCGCCTTAAAGTTGTGTGTCACGAGCATGGGCTTGATGCCGACCCTGCTAGAACTGCGGACGTTGCATCTATTCTTCGTGTACCTGAGACCTTTAACTTTAAGGTTGACCCACCACTTAACGTGACGGTGATACTGCCAGCTCCAGCTACTGACTTTGAAACATTTAGAGCAGCACTTGGTGGCAGCATGGATGAGATTCCTGATTATGCTGTTGGGCAGATCAATGAGTTGACTCGTGCGTTGATGGGTAATAAGCAGCATCGCTTCAGCACAATCATGTTGAAGAATGAAAAGGGTACTGGGTGTAAGCAGCTTGAAGATGCGATTAAGAATCGTGAATCTCTTGAAGAGCCAAGATGGAGAGCAGCTTTATCTATACCTGCATTCTGTGTTGACTCGGCTACTGGTATTCACGAAGTATCGTTAGGTCATCCTGACTACTCACCAGAAGGTACGCAACAAAAGATAACGAAGATCAAGGGTCCGTATACTTGTGATGCGTTTGAGCGTATCAATCCGGGTGGCTGTGCAGGGTGCCCCAATCAAGGGAAAGTTAATTCTCCTATTACGCTAGGACAAGAGATTGTTGAGGCCGCTCCGGAGGATAACGTTGTTGAGTACACAGCAGCCGATGCTTCTAAGCCAGTAACGTACACAATACCTGAATATCCTTTTCCTTATTTTAGGGGCAGGATGGGTGGCGTATATGTTAAACCAAAGGATGAAGGTGATGACCCAGTGCTTGTGTATGAGCATGACCTGTATGTAGTTAAGCGTATGAAAGACCCACAGAACGGCGAAGTTGTTTGGATGCGTTTACATACACCGAAAGATGGCATCAAAGAGTTTGCGTTACCGGCGGTTGATTTATTGACTCCGGACAAACTAAAAGAAAAACTTGCTTGGTATGGTGTTATAGCTATGAAGAAGCAGATGGATTTAATCATGGGCTATATTGTTAAGTTTACCAAAGAGCTACAGTACAAAGAAGGAGCAGCTATTATGAGAACCCAGTTTGGGTGGACAGATAAGAACAAATCTTTTGTAGTAGGAGATACAGAAATTTGTGCAGATGGAGATAGATACAGCCCACCTTCCAGTTACACATCGCCAATCGCAGATCACTTTACACCTGTTGGCGACTATGATGAATGGAAGAGAGTAATCAATACGTATGGACGTGAGGGTTTTGAGCCTATGGCGTTTGGGTTCTTCACTGCTTTTGGTGGGCCACTACTCAGGCACTTGAACCTAAAAGGTGCGCTATTAAACATGATTAACAACGAATCTGGTACTGGTAAGACTACAGTTATTAAGGCTATGCACAGTGTGTATGGTCATCCAGAAGAAGCTATGTTGATTGAGCGGGATACTTTAGCGACACGGCTACACCGTCTTGGAGTTATGAACAACCTGCCTTTAGGTTGCGATGAGATTACCAAGATGCACCCTGATGCTTTCTCTGACTTTGCCTATGCTATTTCACAAGGTCGTGGTCGTAGCAGGATGAAAGCTAGTGAGAACGTAGAGCGTATGAACTTTGCTAAATGGCAGAACATGGTTCTATCTTCTTCTAATGCTTCCGGCGTGGATAAGCTGAAGTCGTTGAAGTCCACACCAGATGGTGAGCTTATGCGTTTGGTTGAATGGCAGATACCTGCTAGTACACAGATACCAAAGGAAGAGGCCGACGAGATATTCCCCAAGCTGTACACAAACTATGGGCATGCGGGGCGTATCTACCTTCGTGACTTGGTTTGTAATCTTGAGGAACGTATCCAAGAAGTTAAAGATTTGCAAATTATTATCGACCGTAAGATTGGTTTTACGAATAGGGAGAGATTTTGGTCGGGTGTGGCTGCTTGCAACTTAGCAGGTGCGATGTTCGCTAAACGTCTTGGGATTATCGATATTGATGTCGGCAAGGTATTTAAGTGGATGCTGAAAGAGTTTACCCAAATGCGTCAGGAGATTAAGCCACCAGCTTCTTCTGTTGCTAGCGTGATAGGTGAGTTCTGGAATGAGCATCGCATGAATACTTTGGTAATTAACGATGATGTAGATAAGCGTACAGGGGTAGAGCTATTGCCAATACTGGAGCCACGGTATGAGCTTATTTTACGCATGGAGCCAGATACCCAGAAGTTATTCATCATAGCTAAGAAGTTCAGAGAGTATTGTGCTGAGAACCAAATCACTATGAAGGATGTGCTTAACTCTTTGGCAACCGAAGGTATCTATGTAGGCACGGTTAAGAAGCGTATGTCTAAGGGTACAAAGTTATCTAGCACCCCGCCTGTAGACACATATGTATTTGACTGCGCTAAAGGTGAGTTTATGGATACCACACTTTTGGCTGAACAAGTCGCAGCAGAACGTACCGAGGAAGATGCTAATTGATGGTGTTAGCTACGAGATAAATTGGAGAGGCTTCAAACTTGGAGCTTCTTTTTTTGTCCCGTGCATACACAAAGATATTGCAAAAGAAGAAATAAAAACAGTGACCCGCCGACTCGGGTACAAGGTAGTTATGAAATTGGTAATTGAGGAAGGGATTAGGGGCTTGCGTGTTTGGCGGATTAGGTAGTATGATGGTCTTGAATTTAGCGATCTTTCGTTACTTTCTCCTTCGTTCAAGTTTTGCCCCGCTAGCCTTTTGGTTTTGCGGGGCTTTTTTAATCCTTACCGTAGTTTGGCATGTTCGTAACTGTAGGGTCGCTTTGTAACGGCTTAGGTATACGAGCACCAAACACATCTGCCAACGCTGCATCTTCAGCACGTTTCTTAAACGACTCTTTTATAGTCCTGCCGTTTATTTTATACCCCGGATGTTTCATAGCAAACTCGTTTAGTTTTTCAAGTGCGTCATTAAATTCTTGTGGGTTGTTACGCTCCATCCATAACCTATTCATTAAGGAGCTGTACTGGTCCTGAATCTTCTGCACTTTTTCTACTGTTTCAATTGAAGCTTTTTGTGCTTTTGCTACACGTAAAGGTTGTAGACCAATTGCTTGCAATGCTATTTCTGTAGTTGTAAGTTCATCTACAAGAACGTCACCACCTTTTGTTTTAGCGCCTTCAGTAGCTAAACGAGCTGCGGTTACTGGTTTAGCAAATAGAGCTGGAGCCATTCTCTCAAACGCACGGCCAACTTTACCCTCTTGTATCATATCCCATGCGTCTGCTGCGTTTACAGTTAAACCAACCACAGGACCTGCGTTAGCAATCATGCTTTCTACAATACTTTCACGGGTGTCAGGTGAATAACGACCATCTCTGTACCATAGATTTTTTAAGTCTAAGCTAACACGATCAGATAAAGCACCGCCAGTAACTGTAGAAGCTGGACCATATACAAGGGTCTCACTAACTTTTTTACCTACCTTATTTGCTTTTTCTTGGTCAACACCGAACTTCTGTAACATAGCGCCGACATAACCACCAAATTCGGTTTCCATATAATTCTTAAACCAATTTTCCCAGTCAAAGAAGTCGTCCTCATCGTCTTCGTCACCCGCCAACATGCCAACCAGTATAGGTGTAACCGTGCTAAAAAACGGCAAGGCAACATAGCCACCAAACAAATACGTCATACCTAATATACCTGCTAGCCTACGACGCGCTTCTTTAGCAATTTCTTTTTGGCGCGTTTGCGCTTCAGCCATTTGCTGTTCAATTATCTTATCTTTATCTACAGCAGTTTTGTAATGCTCTTCTAGTACACCACGCAACTCATTTAACTCTGCTTTCGAAAACGGTTTGAGTAATCCTAAATGTGCATTGCGAATAACTGCATAAGAAGCTAAAACTGCATACTGTTTAAACTTAGTTAATACACTTAATATTGGTGGCGTAAAAAATCTAGGTTTCATTTGGCGAGTAAAGTCACCAAGCGATAAGCCCGCAATATCTTTAGCTTCGTTAATAGCTAACTCTAAAGCTTCTTGTGAATACTGAGTTGTACCATCAGAGGTTGTAGCATTGTCGGTATAACGCATAGGTTGACCCTGTGCGTCACGTTTAACAATACCTTTAACATCTTTGATAGGCTCGGACATGAGCTTTTCATATGCAAGTTCCACAACCGACAGTAATGTAATCTCACGGTTCAGACGTTCTGATTGATGGAACAAAGCGGATATACCACGTTTAACAGCGTTGTATGTGCCAGTATATGCCGCTGTTGGGCCTGAACCAACATTTAAAACATCATTAGTTAAAGAAATATTAATTTGCTCTTCGTCTAAAAGCTGTTGTGCCGCGTCTTTTAATATGCCAGTTAAGTTACCACCTTCTACTATAGAAGGGAAAGACATATCCATTACAGCACCGTTTACTAAAGGTGAGAATGTACGCTTCGGTACTGTCTGCAAATACTTACCCATGTTTTCTAATATACGGGCATTAGTTTTTGCGTAGCCATATCTACCACCAATGTACGGCATAGCTATTTGAGCAAAGCCCACTAGGTTTAACATAGCAGTAAACGGTGCAGACAACATAAAGTAGAACACTGCCTCAGAAGCCTTACCCGCAGCTCTTGCAGCCAAACTAGTATCTTCAGTACCTAAAATTGTTTTAGAACGTTTTTCTACTTCATTTACATAATCACGATAAACTTCAGCCTTATCACCTTTTGCAAACGAAGCAATCCAATTTTGCGCATTGGATAAGTTATCCATAAAGTCTTGAGCATATTTAAAGCGTGAACGTTGGTAAGCACTGTGAACCGCATGTGTAGCAAACACACGTAACATATCGCCGCTTGCGCCTTGAATTGCTTTGCGGTTAATAAACATCTTACGCATGCTCTGTTGTGGTAGCAGTATGTAGATAAGCTGGTTTAAGCTATCTCTGATCTCGCCCTTTAACTCATCTTGAGTTTTATCTCTAGGTAAGCCTGTAGCTGTATCAACCACGCTATTACCTATACTATCAACTATATCTTGTACGTCTTGTAGTATTTTAGTAGTACCCACGTTCTGACTGTACAACGTAGACACGCCGTTACCCTTACTTATTGTTTCTGCTAGCGCACGTTGTCGCGCATTACCTTTGGATAATTCACGCTTTCTAACACGCATAGCTATAGTTCTAGTTATACGGTTTTCGTACATATAGAATTCTTTAAAGTTACCTTCACCCACTTGGAACCAGAACTCACCGAAACGACGCAACGGGAAGTACGGACCTTTTAATTTATCAGGGCCAAACTGTGCATCAATCCTGTCTAAAAGTTCTTGGCGCTCTACAGGGTCAGTTACACTGTTAGCACGTTCTTTCATTAGGCGTACTGTTTCTTCTACGGCACGTTTATAGAAATCCCGTACATCCCTGTATATCTGTTGGAAGTCTGGACCTAATGCGTCCCAAGCGTCCACTAATTCTTTATTTACTACAAAATTAAGTGGATTATATTGACTACTTTGTGGGTCAACTTCTACCCCACGAATAGTAGCTTCTAACATAACACGACCTAGCAACTGCGAACCTTTTAAGTTCTTAGCTTGAGCCTTAGTCCAACGTTGAACAATTTCACCGCCGTCGTTCATAATCTTGCCACGATAAGCAAGCATCTTTTCAATCGTACGAATAGCAGCGTCAATCTGCGGGAACTTAGTTTTAGTAACGTCAGCAATCTGACGTAAGTTCATAACACCAAGCATAGCGCTACGGAACACACCATTAGTAGCGTCCCACATTGCAGGAACTAAGTCGTTCTTAATAACTTCCCAATTCTTAACGCTCTTCATGGTATCTTCTACAATTCGCCATTTAGAACTAATAGGTCCACGTTGCCTTGTTGCAAATCTAGGACCCGCCGACATTGGTATGTTTGGACGGTCAGCATTAAACAACTTTTGGGCCTCTATCATTGCACGGCCAGCAACGTTGTCCATACCAATCAAATCCATTATTATCTTTACAAACCTATTAAATATATTTGTACGTGCAGGTGGATATGGTATACCCTTTAAGTCTTTTATAAATACCGGGTTTGTAAACACCTCTGCTATAAATTCTGATAAATCTGTAAACCCATAATGGGCAACATTCGAATTAGCTTTTGCTGCATTAAATAGTTTCTCTAACTCTGCAATAGCTTCATTTTGTTCAGCGGTACGCTCATTTGCTGGCGTTTGCAAAAGTATTTCTGTAGCAGCGTGTACTACTTCATGTAAAAACGTTTGATACGAAAGCCCGTCTTTGAGTTTATCGTTTAAATTTATTTCATCGAATCTTGGGTAGTAAACACCAAGAGCTTTTAAAGCAACCATGTTGTTGTCAAACGACCGCAATATTGATTCGTACTGTGGCAACACTGACTTTAACTTTGGATTGTTTTGAATATGCTTTAGACCGGCATACACTTGTTCAAGGTTTTCAGCTTTATCGTAACCTTGGAAATACTTGTTATACACATCTGGCATAGCCACACGTATAAAATTAAACAGTTGTATCTGTGCAGGGGCAGTGGATAAATCAATAGACCTACGCGTTAAATTACGTTGGTCGCCAATACGTATACCTGTAGGCAAGTTTAAATCTGCTAGTCTATTTGCAAGCTGCCCTAAAAAGTAACCCGATTTGGTTTTAAACCCAATACTAGATAAACGATCAGCTACTAGTTTTAGCGCACCGTTAAGGTCGTTATTAGCAATAGCGTCTACTACTGTTGGGTGTAAGTCACCCCCAACCATGCCTTGGTTAATAATCTTCTCTTCGTTGCTTACAGAAAACTTAGGGCCTCCTCTACCGACTTCGCTTTTTCCAGTTTCGCCACTATCGGTACGTAAGTCGCTACTCCGTACTGGTTCCCCTCGTTCTGATAATTTACCAGACGTGTCTGTGCGGCGGCCCTCATCTCTTCCAATTTCTGCTGAGGTGGGAGATTTCCCGTAATCCTCAAGAGACTTTGCAACGTTCTTTGTTGTTGATCTTCCATACGCCTCCCGCATTGCGGTAAAAGTTGACTCATGCTTTACTAGAATATCTAGTATAGCGTCTCTAAAATAATCTAATGTGCCAGTATCTGCTAAATACTGTTCTATCTTTAGCATGGCATTTTCATGAGAGCGATCATGCTCACCACTTGTTTGGTGTGCAATCTCATGAATCATTGTGTTTAAAAAGTTTTGACGAACGCCGAATAAAGTTTTTGCACCCCAGTCATAGAACGGGTTAAGTAAAATACCTTTAAATGGCACTCTTATAAACACACCGCCGTAGCCTTTATCTATGGATACACCGGCAAAAAATAGATTTTCTGGAGATAACTGGTCGTATGTCCATATACCACTCTTAGATAGTTCCTCTTTCATCTCTACTACTAGAGTACCTAACTCGGCAAAGAACTGTTCTGGGTTACCATATTTACGACCAATTTCTAATAAGTCTGTATTTACATTACTATGAAATATTGGCTGTCGTGGGTCCTGCTTCATATCCACTAAGAACTGGGACATTTCAGGCGCAGCTTTATCCGCTTCAAACCCAGACTCACGTTTTCTATCTTCTGTTTTTTCTTTTTCTACTAGCACAGCACCTTTGTTATCTGTAACTGTACCGCCTGATATTATAATTTCTTTAGGCATTGGTGGTAACTCGTACGTACCCTTGTCTGCGCCACGCTGGTCAAAAACTTTTCTAAGTTTTGCAGATGCTTCAGCCGTTTCTGTACCCACCTCTGTACGAGGCATAGTTACAATATCTTTAAATGTTTCTTGCAATCCTTCTGCTTCGTGGCCTCTAGCTACTTTTGCAAGATACTGCGCTAATGATGCTATATCTTCTATAATTACTTCATTAAAACTTCCTCTATTTTTTTCAAACGGATATTCTCTATCTGTAGCTTCCACAGCAGATTTAACATCTACTATGATGTCGTATGGTATTGGTTCATTTTGCCCTAAATTAAATTTATTATAATCAAACTGATATACACCGCTACTTAAAACTCTATGTTTTGGTTCGTATCTTTCTGGCTTGCGCTCTACACCAAAATACACATCTGCTGTACCCCAAGGGAACTTAACTGTAGTTAGTTTTGGCGTAGCTTCAAAATCAAAGTTAACCCCAATAGGAAGGGTCTTCTTATCCCCATCAAAATCTACATTTACTTCTACTGGCCCTATTAATGGACGATTTAATGCACTTACACCATATAAGCCATAAGGAAAATAAACTGATTTTTCATCACCACTGCGGGCATCGGTATAGGTTTCAGGTATTTTTACTGTTATAGTAGTGCCATGCTCATTTGCTGGAGCAGGGCTTTTTTGTATCTTAAAGTTGTCACTGCCTATATCTTCAGAAGTAGCATCAACTTTAGTGCGCACGCCATCTTTAACAGTATTTAACTGTATACTTTCGGACCCCATAATAAAGCCAAGCTTTGCCATACCAAAACCGCCACTTTGCAGTTCCATAGGTACACCAGCTTTGTGTGACCCACCGATAGTAAAGAAAGCTTTTCTAACGATTTCAGGCGTCATGCCTTCCCCGTTATCTGTAATAGTTATAGTTCGCTTACCTGAATCAAATTTAATATCTATTTTGCCTTCTTTAATATTTCCAAAGAAAACATTAGCTTTTACAGAGTCAAAAGAATTTTGCAGCATCTCTTTAACTGCAACGTCGGCAAGGTTTTCCTTATACATATTTGCGCCAAGCGTCTTAGTAAGCCTAGCTTTGTTTACGTCAAGCATCCCCGATTCTTCGCCAAATTTTGTAGGTTCTTTTGAAGACGCAGATGTAAAATTTGTATTAGGACGCGATACAAAAGTTAATTGTTTTTTTAGTACGCGTGTGTACGCTTTAGGATTAGATGAACTAGCGGAATGAAACTTAGCATAATCACCTTCTAAGCCGACAACAACGCCGGGGGTGTTACCAAATCTAACTTCATCGCCGACTAATAAACCTTCAAGTTTATCCTTTATACCTTTTTCAATAGTGTCGTTAAGCGCGGTTACTTCTTCTTCTGTAGGTACAGTTTCTTCAGCTGCAGGTGCTTCTTCTTTTATACCAAAAGCGTTTTTGTAATACTCTTCCATTGCATCGGCAATGTCCCTTAGCACGGCAGCTTGTCTTCCATCACCTGATTGCTCTGCATCTTCTCTAAGGTGTCGCGCAGTAGATGGCACGTCCATTAGATGTTGCGGTAGCATTTTCCTTGACAACGTTTTTATAGCTTGAGTATATGCCCCTGATCCCAATGGGGTTGCGTACGCAGCAATCTCCGGATAGTCTTTTAGTACCTCATCACTTACAGGTTTTCCATTTACTACAGCACTACGAACAGCGGTTTCGTGGGCATAATTTTTTAAATTTTCTTCAACTTTACTTTCTAAATTAGGGTAGAAGTTATTAATTTTTGATATAAGTACATCTTTATTTCCGTATGTAGATATTCCAAGTTCGTTGGCTAATTCTTTTAGCTCAGGCAACTTCATCCCCGCCACTTGTGCGGGATCTAAACCCTCTGCCAATTTCATTTTTTTAATAGTCGCTGAAATATTTTCCGCAGCGCGTTTTTTACCTATAACAGGTTTAAGCCCAAATATTTTGCTTGCAACGTGAAGATCGCTTTCAGTGCCGCTAGTTAATAACGTATCTAAGTTGTCTGTAAGTTCAAAGTTTGGCGAAAATAAATTATTAAACGTTTGAAGGTCTGTATTAGCTTCTTGGAATTGCTTTCTGGTTAGTGTATGAGGCTGAATTCCTTCTGATACTCCAGCTCCCGTAACATCTGTATCAGAAACACCCAGTCCTGTTCCCTCAGATGATGGAGGGATTCCGGCACCGGTACCTTGTGGGGGTTCGCCAATATTTTCAGTGCCAGCTCCATCTGCGTCTGTGATAGGTGGGGTAACATCTTCACCTCCTGTGGCTGTTTCTTTTTTGCTAGACGGCGTTAGCGCAGCTATAGTTGCATTGATATCTTGGTTTAACGCGGATTTTAAATTTATTAATGCAGAATGGCTTAGTTTTGCTCGAATTTCTTCGGGTATACTATTTATGGTTATAGTTCTTCCTGAATCTTTAAGAAACTGTAAATCCCCCTGCAGTTCTAAACGCTCTGCATCGGATAACTCAAACCACCCACCTCTAGCTATTTGTTCTACTTCTTTTTTATTTACTGCAGGTGGGGTAACATTTGTACCTCCTGTTTCTCCGACTGGTATTTGATATACGCCGAATTTGCCATCTTCTGTTTCTTGAACCGCAAAGTTTTCTTTAGGGCGGTTAACTTTTAATAGGTTAGTACGCTCTTGCGCCTGTTCAGGGGTATCAAACGTAAATAGTGGTTCGGTAGGTATTGCACGTTGTGGTGCTGTGGGTGGAGCAGGTGGGGCAGGCGGAACGGTCATATCTTCTGTTGTTCCGGCTTCTTCTCGATTAACTAAATCATCAAGGCCACGCATTGCCCTGCCTTCAGGCGTATCTGTGTCGGCTAAGTTTTTCTTAGCTAACGCGGCTTTAGTTAGTTGCATTCCAGTAGATACACCTGCGCCCCCAAGTGCTTCATCAGCCATTGAGTTGATAATACGTTTAGCATTCTCAGCAGTAAATACGCCACCTTGCATCTCACCCAAAGATCTTTCCGCTACCATATTGGTAATTTCTTGGATGCCGCCAGTAGCGCCTTCACCTAAAGCTTCACCACCTACAACTTTTGGTAGCTTCTTAAGAATTTCTTTGCGTACCTCTTCTTTAAATGCGCTTTGTACACCAAGCTTAACTGCTTCGGCTTCAGGACCAATAATCATGTCCGTTAGACCATTAAGCACAGCCGCCTGCAACGTAACATCTTGCGTTTTATTTATGTAATCAATTAAAGCTTGACTGCGTTTAGCTGGATCAGGTTCGTCTTTAACAATACCTTCCATGTACTTAACACGTTCTTTAGTTCCACCTGAAAGTTCTGGTATTACGCTAGTAAGGGCAAGACCGCCGGGACCAGTAAAATAACCCGCAGCTATCTGTGGAAGGTTTGTACCGACAAACTCAGGCAATCTACCAGCCGCCCAACTAGCCGCTTCATACGGACTACCAATATCAGTAAACTGTCTAACTCTTGGGGCAAGCTTTTCTAGTTCTGCTTCACGTTCTTTACTACGTGCTCGTGATTCTTCAAACCTAGTTAAAGATTGAGACGCTGCAGTTTCAACGCCTTTTCTCATAGCAGCACGATGCTCTGGTGACGAGTTCATATACTCATACGCATCTGCGGCTGCCAAACTTTGTTTTAAATTACCATGCGCTAGTATTTCTTTTGGAGATAGTTGCTCTTTACCATACAGTAATTTTAAATAAGCTTTATTAAGATCGCTGTCGGATTTAATTTGACCAGCATCAATCATGTTATACAACGCAGTTTGGACTTGATTGCCCTTGGCCATCTGCGCAGTTTTACGTGTAAATATCCCTTCGTATTGTTCAGCTAAGCTAGCTGGTATACGTTGAAAGCCTTTAGATATATCATTTAAAAGGCCGGGTTCTTCTTTAGCAACAGGTGTAGGTGTAGGCGCAGGTTGAGCTGCTTGTACTGGCGCAGGTTGTTGTGGGTCTAGTGGATTCGGCCCAGAAGTTACGGCGGGCTTAAACGCATCTTCAAACGAAAACGTAGTAGGCCCTTGTTGTGGCGCTGGTTTTAAAGCGTCTTCAAACGAAAATGTATTTGCCATTATCTTGCAGGTGCTGCTACAAACGCTGTTCCATTCCAAATAGCTGGGCCTCTTGCAGTAGTATATAGCTGCCCTTTTTGAAGTTCTGCTTCGGTAGGGGGCAGTGGTAAAGCTTGACCTTGTGTTTGTGTTGTACCATCTAATTGAGCTTGTTCGCGTTGCAGTCTAGCATTATCAGACGCGGTCCACTGCTGCTCTGTTCTAATTCTAGTAGCATTTGCATTCATCTTATCTAAAATTTCTTTTCTCTCCGCATCTGTCTTTGCCAAGTTGTACGATATACTTAATGGATAGTTAGTCTCAGCAATGGTTTTATTTAATAAGTTAAAACGTGATGTTAATGCGTTATACGAATCTTTAGGATGCGCGTATTTACCTACTGCTTCTAGTCGTTGAGCAAACGTAGAGTTAGGCATAGATTTTAACATGTCGGGTGAATTTGCCATCTTATATAAGTCAGGCATAGCTGCGTTGCGTATACTTGCGGCATCGACAGTGCCTTTATAACCCATTGCGGTATTAAACCCTTGCATCTCAAGTTTCTTGCCTTCAACTGCAACAGCATTTTGAGCTTCGATATTTTTATTTTCGGTTTCTATAACTTTATCACGAAGCGAGTCACGTCTAGCAATAGCAGCATCTGTGCCGGTTTTCTTAGCCTGATAATCAGCCAACTTAAATGCGCCGATTCTATCGTCAAGTTTTTCTTCAGATGCACGTAAATCTTTCATAGCATCTTTGTAGTCTGCCATGCCTTTAAGCGCACCTGTACCTAAAGCTGCTAACTCTCTACCTTTTTGAGCCTGCATTAAACCGGTGCCAAGATTCATTAAGAACTCACCTTTAGCTTGTTCTCTACGTGTATCGAGTTCACCACGCTTAGCTTCTTGCTGTTGCATTAACCCTTCATACGGGTTTACTAAGCCTTGTTGCTCGTATACGCCTTGTTGTTCAGCAATTATTTCTTCAATTGTTTTTTCCTGTGGGCCTTTAAGTTGACCTAACTGAATATTTGTACTTGGCATAGTAGGAAACCCACCACGAGCGTAACCCGGTACCTCACCACCTTCATCAAACGCAACAATGCCACCACCAGCGTAGTTGCCAACATTACCGGCAGGTAAAGACTCTATGCCAGCAGGGGCTTGAGCTAGTTGTGGTTGTGGCTGAGCCTGTTGAGGTTGCCCTTGCTGCATGCCCATTTGTTGCGGCTGCGGTTGAGCTTGTTGTTGTGGTGGAGGTTGTAAGCCAAGTGCATCTTGCGCTACTGTTGCGGTCGGCGGTTGTGCATCTTGTTTAGCAACACGTTCTCTCATCATAGCTGCTAATACAGCTTTTTGGGTATCGATCAACCCAAGCTGCGCCATACGTCCAAGTTGTGGCTTAGAGTATTTAAACGCTAAATCTTTAATCTCGTTTATTGGGCCGTAATTGATTGACATAATTAACCCTTCATCAACTGGTCGATTGCTACTTTATCTAAGCCGTATGGAACGCTACCACCTTTAGCACCGAGCAAACCTGCTTTACTAGCACCGAGTGCGGCTAGTCCTAAACCCGCCACTTGACCCATACCTGATGGAGCTGCTGCTGTGTATTGCTGTTGTGTCTGTTGACCTAATGGCGCACCACGCAACATGTCCGACATGAACGCCAGTTGTTGTTGTGGATAAGCCTTTTGCGTCAAGAAGTCTTGATACTTCTGTTGTAGTTGTGCTTGCTGCAATGCCTGTTGTTGTGCACCTGCAGTGGCTTGGGCATTGATAATATCTCTTTGCTGACCAAACTGTGTTTGACCTAATTGGCCAAGAGTACCTGCTGTCTGTGCTGCACCTTGCGCGCCCTGTAGTCCAAGTGTTGCACCGAACTGTTGTGCTTGACGAGCTTGATCATAAGCAGTTTGCATACCTCTGCCATATATATCACCAAGCTGAGTTTGTAAATTACGTTGACGCTCTGCCTCTACAATTCCAGTACGCGCACCACCGAACGCGCCTTGCTGTACAGCTCTAGCTTGATCCATCTGACCTTGTATAGCAGACTGACGAGCAGCTTCACGCATTTGTGGTGCTAACGCATTCTCCATATACGGAGACATATACGCACCCATTGCATACGGGTTGGTTGCTTGCATTGCGTACTGCTGACCTGCACCAAGCTGACCAAGTCCCGCAATACCTGCCATCTGTGTACCTAATCCTAATTGTTGTGAAGGACCAAGATTAGCAGCTGCTTGTTGCGCTTGTTGTTGCATAGGCGTAAACCCAGCAATACGTTCACCACCGTAAGCTTGATAAGGGGCTTCACTAAAAGCCTCTGCTTTACCAAGCATTCTTTCTACATACGGTTGCGCGTACTCAGGTATGGAAGTCTGAGTTACGGTTTGACTTGATGGTGGTGGAGGAGCTGATGAGCCGCACATAATTTACCTCAAAATGTATATATCATTTGCGTTGCTGCTTCTTTGAAACCCATTCGGCCCCATAGTTTAGCTACACGCAGGTCTGTCATTGCGGAGACTATTACTCGTTTCACTCCGCGCTCTTTCAATTCTTCAAGAATAACTTTTACTAGCTTCTTGCCTACACCATTACGGTGGTCTTTTAGTACAAAGATAGTATCTTCCTGCGCTATTAAATCACCGTTGTGCATGTCATTTGTTAAATAAACATTGCTATATCCAACAGGCTGACCATCTAGCCTAATTAAAAATGTTAATAGCCAACCACTCTCGCCTGATTCAATATACTTATCCAGCCTTGGGTTATAAGGAGGATACTGTATTCCATCTTTTGCCAATCGCTCGCACATCTCAAAATAGTGCTGGCGGTACAACGGCTCCAGTTCGTCATACGTTTCTTTAAACCTACCTAAATGGAATGTGTAGCTCATGCTGGCAATAGATTATCTGCTTTAGTATTTTTAGCTACTTGGTTTTTACCCACTGTTTTCTTACGGGCTTTCTGTACACGATCCATCATTGCATAGAGTTTTCTTGCTCCCGCTTCCGTGCTTCCGTTACCGATTTCCGATACGATTCTAGCGGGTACCACAAACTCTCCGTCAGCCAAGCGAGCAGGCTGACGATCACCAATAGAAGCAGGAATAGAATCGCTAACTCCATCGCCGGGTCCTTTCAGTAAATGACCACCATCGGAATAACCACCTAAACTAGATATGCCCCCAACAGCCATTCTTTGTTCGCCAGTGTACATACCAACAGGGGTATCAATGCCAGACGAGATTACATTATTAGGCATTGGACGCTGCACCATAGGGTTTGAGTACATGTCAGTTTGAAGTTGTGCCTGTGGGTACATCATGTTGCCGCTTATAGCATTTTGAGCAGACATCTCTTCTACTGGACCACCCACTGCCAAAGACATCATGCCGCCTTCTTTAGCTACTTTTGTAACTGGTCCGGCTTTATATCTAGGTTCGTTGAAGTAAGCAAATTCAGAAGTTGATTCTCTAGGTGCAAAAGCATTGTCTACTAATGATGTTGAGAATTCGTAAGGGCGATAACTTCCACGACGTTCGGCGGCAGCGGCAGCATTGGCAGCGGCGGCTTCTCTGGCGGCTTCTTCTTGTTGGTCCTGCATTATGCTCATACCGGTTGCGGCTAAGCCAAGTCCAGTACCTTTAGGGGTTGCGTTCCATACTTCTTTAGCGCCTTCAAAGCTACTAGTTGCACGATCAAAGCCAGCACCAATCTTATCAAATTTGCTTGGTGGAGGGGTATACGTTCCAGTTTGATATGTGGCTGCTTCTTGAATTGGTTTTGCGTATTGCTGAGCCATAGAGTTAACATCAGCCCCAACCCCAAACGGTGAATTAGCCGCTTTAATTTGTCCTTCACCAATAGCTTTGCTAATTGGGTCGTATGCGTAATCAGCAGGGTTAACAGGAGTAGTAATAGTTGGGTTAGCTATTCCAGCCCGTAAAGTGTCTGCAGAACCGGGTAATACTGATGGTTGTGGCGCATACATGTGAGCCACATTGGTTCCTGTAGCATTAGCAAATGGGCCTTGCGCTTGATAACCTGCAAAACCATTATTCAGTGAATTAACCCCAGCCCCACTTGCGTCTACTACGGTTTTTGGCATATTAGACACGGCTTGTATATTGTTATCCGCCATCATCTTTGCATAGTCGGCACCAGTGCCTTGACCTGCTGTTGAACCAAATTCACCTAGCCCATTTCCTAGTTTATCCGCCCCCGCTGAAGCCAACCCTTCGCTCAAGCCCGCACCACCGTAAGCACCCAAGCCAGCCATGATGCCGTCTTTTAAACTTCCTTTTGCTAAGCCAGTAACACCACCGACTAGAATACCAGTACCCGCTGCGCCACTTAACCCACCAAGCGCACTACCAACAGCTGTTCCAACACCGGGTAGAAATGCATTAAGCGCAAAGCCCGCAATCATTGGGAGTATTGACGATAAGAATCCCGCCTCTGGAAGGCCAGTCTGTGGGTTAACAGTTAAGGAGCCGCCATGTGCCATAGCAAGTGACTGAAGGCCACTAACTTCTTTAGGGGTCATGTGAACTAGGACTTTATCTTGTCCGCGTCCGGCTTCTTGCAAGTGGTTGGCTAGTGCGTGGAGGCTCATCGCTACCTCAATCTGAGAAATTTGTCAAAGTTTAACATTATTAATGCTTTTAAGGCGTAATTTTAAGCACGTACGTAGACGTATCGTAGTAAATATCCCCAGTTCTTAACTTACCCGCAGCGTACTCCACCTGTGTTGGGCAGCTAATCCGTCTTAACCCCGTTGCTTGGTCTACTTCACTAAAGTTTAACGCTGCTACAACTGTGGCTGTATCAGGTCTTAGCGTTGAAGCTGCTGACGGACCCGCGTTATCAATCTGAGAAAAGTACTGTCGTAATATATTGTTAAGAGTATCTTGATACTGCCTATCGTACTCAACAGGGGCAAATGGTAATGACGGCGCTCTTGTAGTTCCTGTACTCATTATCTTCTTCCATCAGGACGTACATCCATACGTGGAACACCTAGCTGCCACTGTGTACCTACAGTATTAGACTCAATCTTAAACGCCATCTGTCTACCACGTATGCGGGTATAAATAATCTCGGTAAACTCTTGCACGTTATACACACTCTGCGCACCATAACTTTGTGTTGTCGTTACAGTCGGTGATGGAGCAGTGCCATAAGGCGAGCCGGGATTCTGTCTTGGACGCATAGTCATGCTAACTTGCGGGAACAGAGGAGAAGGTGTAGTTGACCCATCAAACGTAATATCAGGAATCATTCTCCACACGAACCCATAGTTATGTCCATCACCAATATCAAAGTCAGACGACTGTACATAAGCATTTATTGCGCTTGGCGGATTAGTCGTGCCATCATCAACCGCCGCTTCGTGATAGACAAGCTGATTACCTAAAGTTGCCGCAGTAGGAAAATCACGTAAAGGCGAATCTATCCAAGCAGTTCTACCCAAAGTGCCGTAGTACCATACACGATCAAGGTAATTAAATATGACGTAACGGTCTATGACGTTGGAATTAGTAGAACAGTAAAACCACCATATCTCGCTGTAGCCTTCGTTAGTACCAGAGAAAATCTGAGAAAACTGATCACGGTTTATATCTTCAAAAACATAAGTACGTAATGAAGAAGGTAATGTTTCTACACGACCTGAGTACACATAGAATTTATCTACGCCCATCCAATAAACAACACCAGCGGCGGTTGCCATAGCGTTTGAAGATGCTATAGAAATATTGTCAGCTAATAAAGTAAAACCCCATACAAGAGGTGGACCCAAATACTGCATAGCGTAAATAGCCGCATCAGTCCAAACTAATATTTCTTGACGTGTCTGTAACGCACCGATAATTTTAGAACCGTGAGACAGTCGGTAACTACCTGCTTGGTTTGTTATTGCTGGTGTCCAGTTTGTATAGCTCTCTTGTGCAGACCAACGAATTAACATAGGGTCTTGCGGTGTTGTGCCGTATGCACCGTAATCATTACAGCCAAAGCAAATAACAATACGAGAAGAATCTGAAACAAGAACCTCATTCATTATGGATGGTACGTCTGTACCTGATACTAACACTGCTCGTGTAGTAATATCAGGGGTAGTGCCAGTACCGGGACTCCAGTAATACAACGCACCTTGCATAGGAGCAAACAACAAGTCCTGTCCAAAGTTACTTTGACTCCATAGACGTAATTGATTGCTAGATGTCTGAGATATAGACTGACCCCAACCATTGTATCCACTAGCATTGTAAGTCAGAGTATTATCTAAATGAGAGGCAGCGGTTGTACCTAATGCCCCACGTACACACCCGTTAAATTGAGTGCCTGTTTTACTTGTGTAAGTAATTAATTCTGAGTCAATAGCAATAGTGCCGGATGCAGGGAAACCTGTAGTTGAATCCACTATGACTGTAGTTACAGAATTATTAATAGCACCATTTAACTGAGTAAGAGCAGCGCCTGTAATTACACCGCCCCAAAGACCTGCACCCCAACCAACCTGCAATGTGCCTACGTTAGTACCATTATTTATTTGATAACTTGCTACAACAGAAGCGCCACCACCAGCAGCTACAGTAGCATTAGCATTTGCTGAAGCAGTAATTGTGTAGGTATTAGAATCAACGTACGTAATCTGGTACTCATTGTTTAAGTTTAAACCAGCTACAGTAGCGGCACCGGAGAAGATTACAAAGTCGCCTGTAATAGCGCCGTGATTAACGTCAGTTACTGTGACGATAGGTAAAGTGTTTGTAGTGGCAAACGGGTCGTTTAATGTTACTGTCCTACGGATAGGTGTAATATCAAAATAAGTACCACCAAATTCAACGTAAAACTTTAACTCTGTACCTACGCCCATCAAGTTAAAGCCTTGCAGGGTGATCCAATTCCATAAAGAACGGCATGTACCTAAGAAAGTCGCGTTAGACGCAAGCGCCCAGCCACCAATCTTTTCAGGATAGCCAGAACGAAAACGAATCTTATCGCCGTCATACCAGCCGCCTTCATTGGCAAGCGTAGTACCTTCTCTATTTATTCCCGGACGAAATGAAAGTTTTTGTAACGCCATATTTAAACCTCAGTTTTAGGGAATGGTCTTGCCCCATTTTTGTCAATAATTAGCGCCATTTTACGGGGCTTTTCATCTTTTGTATTAGAAATACTAACATGTGTCCAGCTATCAAATTCGCGTATTACTTGATCGTAGGGTAGCCCAGCTTTTATTATTGCTCTGACAACTTGGTCAGGTGTCATGCCTTTTACTTTGAGGTCTGCTGCAACCCCACGGCAATGTTGGCTGGTTGATTTTCCACCAACTTTTTGGTTTACTTCGGGGCTGCGATAACCAGAACTAATGCGTAATGGCATACCTACAGCAGTACGCACGTCTTCCAAAAACAAAGCCAACCGGCGCAGATTCATCAGTACATCATTATCTGGTGTGTTATCAATACCATGCCGTTCCGCTGTCTGACTAGAGGTCATTTCCTCTAGGGTAAAGCTCGGTGATAAGTTCATTTTTTTAGCGCCATTAGTTCTGACTTATCCTTGCTGCCTTGGGATGAGCCAAAGTAGTATGAAAGAATCTGAGTAACCGCCGCAGACAGCACGCCTAATATATAGACCAGGATGTCTTTAGCTTCAGGACGTACATCTACAAAGATCAAAATACCAAACAAGATAAACGATGAAAGCACTACAAATATAGCTAACGCTGGGGTTATGATCTTGTTAATTAGTGGTACGTTCTCGTTAGTGGCAATATCAACTTCACGCTGACGAGCGCTGCTACGGTCTTTGACTTCCTGCTCAAACATAAACTCTTCGTGCTTCATTGCGGCTTCTTTTAGCGATGCAATCTTTTCCTCTGATAACTTGCCGTCAACGTCGGGTGTCAAAGTAATACCGAGCTTTTCTTCAACAACGTCAACGCCCTTATCTAATACAGCGTCAACGACCTTTTGCATGCCTGCACCTGCAAGTTGAGTAAGGATTGGTACAAGTAATGGAATCATTGTTTATCCCTTATTTTGTTCATTTGTTCAAACAGCACTTTGACTTTTTCTTCAAGAACTGCAACACGCAAGTCTAACTTAGACAGCACAATAATCAGCGTAATTAACGCCAACAAAATAGGCCATCCTTTAACTAAAAGATCAAACGTATCCATGATTCATCTTTCTTATCTAAACGGTGGGCCACCTACCCATAATACTAACGAGCGGCGCACACCTTTTGTTACTGGAGCAACTCTATGCAGGGTGTAAGACGGGAAAAACCACGCACGTCCTTTTACTGTTTCTAATTGTTTTACATTGTCGTCATCCGTCTTTACCTGAAACTCACCACCCTCAAATTCAGACGGGTCAGATAACAACATAGATAAAGATAATTTACGAGGCGCGTTTCTATCTCCCATCCCTGCATCAACGTGCCAGTTGTAATGCCCATTATCTGATGCGTGATACACACCTAACTGCATGGGTTCATGAAAGCCTGTTAAATCAAAATGGAAAAAACGACTGTTAACTTCAGCCGTTGCTTGCGCAAACTTTTCCCAAATGTGACGTAGTTCTGGTTTAACACCAAGCCACGCTAATTCTGTAGACCGTACTTCTTTATTCACTGTACCGTTATCTGTAGCACCACCTATACAGCCGGGTTGCAGCTGTAGCCATTCTGGCTGCGAGAGAATCAAAGTAATATCTTCAGGAGTTAAAAATCCTTCCCAATACGCAATTGTTTCTTTGCCGGGTACGTTACGTGGTGGAATTGGATATATCATTTAAATTCCTCTAAAACGTAATCCCATATATTTACAGCTACTGACATACGATTCCCGCTATAGTCTTCAACCATATGTTCTATATCAGACGACATAATAATTGCCCTATTAGTTTTAGGTGTTATAACTTCTGTTCTTGTCATAAATTTCCCACCTAGTAAATTTTCAACTATAGGGTAGTAAACAACCACACATAAAGGTAAGCTAATTTCGCCTGTTTTAGCTAACTTTTTTTCATCTTTATCGACATGCCAATCTGGTTTTGTACCGTAATGCGTCCAATATTCACTACCAACCATATTATTTACATCTATAAATTTAGCTGCGTGTTTTACTAAATCACTTAACGGAGAATTATCTTCTAAAAAATAATTTATTTTCCCGCCATGCCAATAAGTTGTTGCCTCTTTTGGCTGAAACGAAAAATAATCTTTAACAGCTAATCTTTTATCTTCAGGTAATACATTGTCAATAACAACAATCACTTATTCTCCATTAAGTCTGTTCTGTTTTTAACGTATGAATATGCACTACGGTATGTAGAATCACCTGCTTCTGAAGCATAAGAGCCATTTTTACGTACGTAATGCAAAAACACTTGCCCTGAGTAATAACCATCAGGACCATCACACTTGTCACGCCAATGTTCTATATCACAGCCTTTATATATAACGCCGTCACCTTCACCAAGATCGAATCGTTGTCCACCCATATAGATAGGCCATGCGTAGTGATGCGATCTACCAAGTTGTATTGTTACACTAACTTCACATGCAGGACGATCAGTGTGTTTTGTTAGTACATCACCATTACTATATAGCCTAGCATACGCATAGGTCGGCAGTAGCTCTTCACCTACAATTTCTTCTACAGAATCCCAGTACAACTCGTGCAGCGTCTCAAACATATACTCATGCTCAAGAATAGCTTTAGCGTTTGGTATCTGTATGTCACCGTGGGGGTTTAGGTCCGCCTGACGCATTAACACATGAGTAAAGAACTTATAAAAGTCTGGTGGCACTAGCTTTGTTACATGCACCGCGCCGTGTTTATTAAATATTTCTCTTGTTTGGCTCATAATAATTTAGCTGCTTTTTCGTAAGGAATATCAAAAAACGCTTGTATAACTGTTCTAGGTTTTCCACTAATAGTTGCGGTTTCTTGTACAGAGTGAGGTTGTCTAGTATTTAATAACCAAACATCACCATCTTTAGCTACAAATTCTTCTGTTTTTTCTAATAAGTGTGGATTAACTAAATAGTATCCGTTACCGTTATCTTCCATATTATCTTCATATTTTTCTATACGACCCTCATACATTGAAGTAACTTCTTGATTTGTATTCTTATAAAAATTAATTACGCACTGTTCCTCTGTATGTACATGGGGCGCAAGCGATGAAATTTCAGACTCTATTATGCCTAGTAAGTGTGGCATTAATTCTTCAGGTATAACTTGTTTAAATTCATGTACTGCTTTTTTAGGTATGTATTTTTTAGTTATACTATATTTACCTGTGTTTTTATTTTTGCCATACGCATCTAATACGCGTAAACGTTTAAATGCATTAAGCGCGTTAACCCCATTTTCAAAAGTAAATGGAAGTTTTTTTGCATGTTTCATTTCAGCTTCTAACAGTAAAAACAATAGCAACAGCCCCTTCCGGTATATCTACATTTACAACTTTGTTATTGAGTATATTGGCATATTGCGTTGAGTTTAGCGAAACACTATTACATACTATGTTACCTTCTATACAGATAATAAATTGCTCTTGTACTGTGCCGTTAATAGTTTTTGTAACTGGACCAACTAATAATTCTTCAGAAAAAAATTTATTCTCTGGAACGGGGTTTATGCCGAATGAATAGCATCCTGTACCCATATCAGTAAATGTAATAGGGGAACCCATATATGCTTCCATATCATACAATGTTTTTTCCTGCATAATAAATTTTTCGCCGTTAGCGGGAGCGGCTTCTATTGAACCACTAAGCAAGTATATAAACTGATTATTAATACCTGTACCCGCATTAGGATGCATAAATTTTTCTGACGGGGATAGCGCAACAGAACACGATACAAACCCACGACAGTTAACTGTATTTAGCATAATCATAGTATTACCTCAGTAGGATAAACTGTTTTTCCTGAGAGTAATGGCGTAACAGGGTATTCAACAACTGAACCAACCATAGCTTTATATTGTTCAACTTTTACAGGGTCAGCTTTAAATTTTTCTTCACGCGCTTCGTTCTCAGCTACACCTACCCCAGCTAATGCAATACGCTGTTTAATTATTTCTGGGTCAGAAATATCAGGCCACATATTCATAGGTTGGTACGCGTACGCAGGGTAGTCTGCTGGATTATGTGATTGTGTTTCGTCCGATGCAAATGAGCAAAGTAATGAGTATGTTGATTCATCAAACGATACGACTTTCATTCTTATATATTGCATTTTTTACTCCTAAATTTAAGCCACATTACCTTGTCGCGTTCCTGTTACAGACCAAGTTACAAACGGATTGCCTACTATATAATTTCCCGCTGCGCCGCCGCCAGCACCACTAGTACTACCGCCGTTTCCTCCCGGTGTTCCTACCGCACCTCGTCCGCCACCGGCTCCGCCCGTACCACTAGTAAAACCGGGGGCAACACCCCCCGCACCGCCTGCGCCTCCACCCGGAGATGTACCGGGAGAGCCAGCGCTACCCGGACCCGGACCCGGACCAACTGCACCACCTGCACCGCCATCAAAACCAGCACCGCCGCCTCCGCCACCGCCACGTACGCCATTACCTGTTTTTGGGTTAGTATTGTTGCCACCACCGCCACCGCCACCGCCTCCACTAGCTACAGTACCGTTATTAGTAATAGTAGTTGGGCGGTTAACATAAATCGCATTTCCTCCAACAGAACCGGCTATTGCGGCAGTAGTCGGAAAAATCCCTGAGCCTCTACCGCCAGCACCGCCCATACCTTGAATAACACCGTTATTAACAATTGTTACTGTATCTAATGGGCTAAACGCGTTTGGTACAAGTAAAGCATAAGTGCCTGTAGAAGTACTACCTAATGTAATGCCGGGGTTTACAGTTACAACAAGGTCGGATGCGCCAGCAACGTAAGTTGGTCCACGGTTTGTAAAAACATCGTAGTTATAGGAGTTAGATGAAATAGTCAAAGGGATAGTTGCCCTACTCTTAATACCGTATAGGTTAAAAGCTTTTGCAGAAGCCGTGCCAGTTGTTCCTAATAATGGCATAACTATTCCTTATACAAACTTGGATTGCGAAGCAAGTACGTTGTATGTACCACTGCCGGTCTTAATAATAGCGTATGTATACACGTCAGTAGCACTTGTATTACCTGATGTCGGTGCGGCGTTACCTTGCCACTTTGGTGTAACAGTAACACCATCAATTTGGAATACATTGTTGTAATAAGCCGTGCCGCCTTGAGCTGCTGAGAAAACAACAGTGATAGCCTGACCGGTAAGCATTATTGAGTTCAGCGTAGTAGAACTATTGCCACGGATGTTTAATGTCCAGTTAGCTGACGCATTGGTTGTGTATTGCAGGATAGACTGAGTTAGCACGTCGTAGTTAATCGTACCAGTAGCCGCAATAGCAGAGACAGTAGCGTTCTCATAGATAGCGGGCATCCCGCTCAAGCCGTTAGTTGCACTTATAGATATAGGCATTTGTTACCTCTTATTCGTACAAAATATTTATTGAACCAGCATCGAATGTATCTGTGCCGTTAACTGTAGTGATACGAACTCTGTCTAACGCTCCGCCTAAAGTAATAGAACCACCGCCCATAATTGCATATCCATCTGTTCTAGCTACGGTAGATGCTTGAATCCAAGAATTAGAACTAATAAGACTTATTGTGCATTGTCCACTATATAAATTTGAAGCTCCTGTTGCATTAGCTGTTATAGAAAATCCAGTTGATGAAGTTACGCCAGAAGCAGATGCCCCTGTATATGCACTAGCACTAACATATCCTGATGTTGTTATAGAACCAGAGCCTATCTGTATTTGTACAGAGCTTGAGCCATTAGTAGAAACACCATTAAACATTACAGTAATGCGCTTTACCCATGAAGGGATGCCCGTAAAGTCAATGCTTGTTCCGCTAGTAGACGCTTGCGCTGTACCTGATTTAATAGTGCCACCACCATTAGCATTTAACGTTCCAGTTACAGTCAAAGTTTGTGGGACGGTAACAGCTTGTCCTGTACTAATCTGAATAGCATCAATACCATTTGTCTGTATGGCACCGGAGCCGTCTACGTTTGCTTTAATTCCCGCTGTCATTATCTAGCCTCCAATGCCGCAACTTTTGCGCTAAGTTCTTGAATCATTACTTGTTGCTCTTGAATTGCTGCGGTTAATGTAGCTACCAAGAATGATGTATCTATGCTTTGATACTTTGGGTTACCTTCATCATCAACATCGTCTTTTCCACCAATAACAGCATCAGGTACAACAGCTTGCAATTCGTGCGCTATAAACCCTTGGCCATCTAAACCATCAGCTTTCCAGTTATAAGTAACTGGTTTAAGTAATGCCACCTTATCTAATGCGCCAATCATAGGCTGCACGTTTTCTTTGAGGCGATAATCAGAAGTTGTGCCATAAGTTGTTGTTGACGCATTAATAGCAATTGCGCCTACTACACCAACACTTGTATTGTAAAAAACAACACCATTTTGACCGTTTAAGCCAATTTGAATATTTAAACCAGAAAAACCAGACGGACATAAAATTGCCATCTTTGATGCGCTTCCAATTTGACTTGTTGTATTTACAAACAAATTACCGCTAGCATCAATACGCATTGCTTCTGTAAGAACACCAGAAGAATTTGCATAAGAAAAACCAAGTTGACCGGAGTTAAATGCACCGCCTCTTGTTCCATTTATTGAATAAATGGCGGCTTGTGCAATTCCAGTGCCCCCAGTGTTTTGACTTCCAAAAATTAAAGAAGTGGTATTGCTTGTGGTTGTATTTGTATTTTGCAAAACTAAACCTTTGGTAGAAGTATCAAAAGTAGTTCCAGAAGACGAATACGCAATATTTACTTTTGCATCTGTATTTGTTGAACCCCAATACCCATTTGTTGAACTTATGCCAATCCCCACATTTTGAGAAGCATCAATCGTCATCGCGGTTGTACCGCTACCCGTGCCCGTTAATATATTTAGTGTGCCTGTACCGTCTGACGACATTGCCAGACCAGTTGTTGCATTACCGGCTTTAATTGTACTTGCCATGTGTTACTCCTTAACCTATAACTACCCAGTTCGCACCGTTTGATACCGTCACGGTTACGTTTGATGTGATTGTTGTACTAGCTACTGTTTGGGATGCGCTAACTGTATAGTCGCCTACGCCGCCTGTACCCGTAACAAAAGCTGTAACTGTTGTACCTACTGTAACACCTGTACCTTCAATAACTGCACCGACATATAAAGCACCGGAAGTAACAGCTGTAACAGTTAATGTAGTGCCAAATATAGAACCTGTAACTTCGGCAGATACTACTGCAATTGGACCAGTACTCATTGCGTTCTTTGTAGCAGGTATTGTATAGCTCGCTGTTATCTGCTGGTCATTCTCTAAGAACACTTGGTTAGTACCACCACCTGTAGCACCGCCACCACCCCCAGCAATAGCAGCCCACTGTGAGCCGTCATTACCTTCAAAACGGGATAAAGATGTGTTGTAGCGGATCGTACCCTGACCACCAGCTTGTTGAGCTGTTGTACCGACTGGTAGAGTTACACCGCCTGTACCACTAAACGTACCATTACCTGATATAGATAAATTACCAGTAGCACTTAAGTTACCTGCCGCACTAAACGCACCTGCCACATGATCTATAGCTGTAGTTACGTTTACCGCATCGCAAGCAACAATCGTTATTCTTCCAACTGGGATAACTACCGTAGTACCACCTGATGGTGTAGTACCATTTAATGCTGTTGAAACTACAATAGTAACGATTTGATTGGTACTATTTTTTATGATGTAAGTCTTAGTAGCAGGTGGTATATAAACAGAAGCCGCACCGCCCGGAGTACCTGTAAGTACTACTACTGCTTGTCTTGATTGGTCTGCTGCGCCGTTAAATGCCGTTAGCGCTTGTGAAGTGGAAGTAACTGCAACTGAAGTAACACCCGCAATCGCTGCCTCTAGTAGCGTACCCAAGTTAGTGTTAGTAGTATTGCCCCAGACACCAGCTTGATCGCCTGTACCAATCAGGTTTAATCGTAGGTTGTTTGAATACGTAGTTGTCATTTCATAATCCTTAGTTCACAACCCATCTTGTGCCATTATCTAAAGTCACGGTAATACCATTTGCCACAGTCATTGGGCCAGCACTTGAGCCATTATACCCAGCGGAAATCGTAGTGTTCTGCGTTACTGTTGCTGCGTTTAAATAAATAGCACCTGATATACCGGGTATTATTGCATTACCCGTATCCTCATATACAGCTTGCAGCGCAGGATAAGTAACAAATACGTCTTTAGTTCCAGCGGAAAACGAAACTAAGCTGCCACTATTACTTGACGCTAAAACTGTATCGCGGGATAAACTTGTAGTTGATGACGTATAAGTGCCAATACCAACTTCCCACTCACTTGTTCCTTGTCCAGCAATCGTGTAATACGTATTATTACCGTCACCAATAGCAGAAAAAGATTGAAACCCAGTCGCCGCCCCAGTTAAAACAACAGAGCCGGTACCAACTGTGGTTGTGCTTTCTTTTACCCTGTCTTTTAATACAAAGGCCATTGTTTATACCGTGTTTATTTTGTCCCAAGTTGGAGTAGGATTTGTATCTTCCGTACCCCAACCAGCGTTTACATCACTGTCAATATTTTGCCAAGTTACTGGCGGACTGTCATCCATTAACGCCCAACCAGCTACCACATCACTATTTATATTGTCCCAGTTAGGTATCTGACCGTCTTCAATCAGCTCCCACAAGAACCTTGCATAAAACGCTGAAGATAATCTTATCTGCTCAATTACCTGTATTGCAAAATCTGCATTTCCGCTATCTATAGATAACAGTCTAACAAATTCATTCCGCGCCACAACAAAATCAGTTTGTACAGTCAAAGCACTCTCAGCTAGTACCACTTCATCAACTTCAGCACCAAAATCTATCTGGGAGACTTCGGTACTACTTACTTCTATTGTCTCAGCTTGTGTCGCAAAGAAAGACAAAAACGCAATAAACAAATCTTGAACTTGCACTAACTCATTAACTGCTGCTACAAATTCTGTACGCACTGCCTGACTACTACTAAACCTTGCTGCGTTTATTACCGCCGCTGCAAAATCTACCTGCACTGCATCTATCGCATTTAACTGTGCATCCTCATCAATATCTACAGAGAAATCAACTTGTACTACGTTTATTTCACTTACATTAATTGCTTCATTTCGTGCGGCTACAAATTGTAAACTAGCTGTTTCTGTACTAGAAAACTCTACCGTCTCGTCAACTGCGCCGAACGCTGTTTGATCCGCAGAATTTATAGCATTAAACTGCGCGTCTTCATCTATATCTACAGCAAAATCTACTTGCGCTACGTTTGTATCTGTAACTTCTATTGCATCTGTAACAGCTGCATTTGCTTCTTGTAGCCCTGATACCGTATCGCTTACGTTTATATCTTCGTCTTGTGCTGCTACAAAGTCTGTCTGTACAGAAACATTACTACTAACTCTAACCCTATCAAAAAACAATACAATCGGAAAGAATGTAGCAATATTAAACTCATATAATTCAATCGAGTCGTTAAAGTCAGCAAGGTTCTGGAAACCGCCAGTAAATACCCCACTAACATGAATAGGCTCAAAAACATCAACGTTTGTAAAGTACGCTCTGTTAACAGCATCACTAAATCTAGTTGATTCAGAAGCTGCGCCTAACACATCTGCTTGTACAGACTGCGTGTTACTAAACCCTACTTGCTCAGCTACGACACCAACTGCTGTTTGCAAAACAGAATTAACTGCATCAAACTGTGCATCCTCATCTATATCCGCTGATAAAAATCTATCACCATTAATAACGTCTACAAATAAAACACTGTCTGCAAAACTACCAAAGTAATCCGCTGTAACTACAAATGTACTACTTAAGTTTATAGACTCCGATAAACTAGCGAACCGTTCACTTGTTGCACTATCAACAGCTAATGCTTGTATAGACTCCGAAACAGAAGCCGTAAAAACATTAGCCCCGCCTAACGTGGAAAAAGGCGCTTGTGAAAATGCTGAGAAACCAAACATGCGCCTTCAACCTTTATTAAGCTGCCGTTAATTCTGCCTCATCAAACCAACGAGTCTGAGTAACACCATTAACATCAGTCCATGACATCATGTACTGAACATTACCGTCTTCATCCATACGCAACGCCTCAACTGGACCCTGCGGTACGGTGACGGTTAATTTAACCGTATCACCTTTTTTAAATGTAGTAGCCATTACTGCTCCTTAATTAAACTGCGTCAGCAGAGAATGTGTAAGTTACATTCAACGTATCGCCGGACGCTACGATCTTATCGCCGCCAGTGAAGTCACCTACTGAAAACAAAATACCAGACGTACCAGAAGCCACAGTAGTTAAAAATGCGCCAGCAACAGTAGTCGTGTTATTCATAACAAACACAGAAGGAGAAGCTGAGTTATCTATAACAGATGGGTCAGCTAAAGAAGCTGTACCAAACGTAACAGCCTTACGACTGCCAGCGTAGTTAGTATCTTCAGTCCAGCCGGGATGCAAAGCTAATGTATCAGTAGCGGCATAAGTAGTACCAGAGCCGGGACCAAGCACTAAACCCAAATACCAAGCAGCGGTATAACCAGAAGCTTTAAAGTATTTAGTGTTTAAGTCTTGTAGACCTTCATTAACAACTAGATTATGGAAAACCTCTTCCCATTTCAGGTTGCCAGATACGTCAAAGCAAGTAACTTTAAAGACACCACCAAAACCCATGCTCTCAGATTCCTGCACGGCTTTGCCAGCGCCAGCTTGGATGGTTTCACCCATCGTTGATTTTGTTATAAAAGGCATGATAACTCCTTAAGAAAAACGTAAAAGCGCCGTCGTAGCAGAATTAACTGGCATGGTGACGGTGAATGTATTAGAACAAACTTTATCTGAGCCAAAATCTAGTACAGCTACAGATGTATTACTTTGTGTCACGTTATATATTAACGCTCCACGGGTGGTAAATGCTGCTGGGTCCCATACTACATTATTGAAGTTCACATATACAACACCGTTAGCATCTGAACTAATAGTAACGCCAGTCAATTCTTTCCCACCAGCTGTATATCCCGTACCAACCACTTCACTATCTGTTGTATATACAGTTGTAGTAGGGCCTAATGTAGCAAACCCCGTATACAAGGCAATATATAAAGTATCCGACGCCAAGTTCTGCTGACCTTGCAGCATCTCTTGTTTGAAACTCGTAGTCAGTGTCTGTTGTAATGCCATTACGGATTAACCTTAATTTTTGCCTGACCATCTCTGTATGCGTCGCCGCGCTCAAGACCTGTACCCAGACGATTCAACTGAGCCATAGCATCTTGGTACATTTTTTCATAGTAAGCAATAATATCTTGCTCACCTTTCATGTAAACGTACGCTTCTCTTAAAGAACCATATAACAATACGGGAGAATAGCTATCACCAAGCCACGTACGCCCATTTGCCGCAACAGTAATTGATTCTGGATAATAGTAATAATGAAGTTCAACATTATAAATATTGTCAGGTGTAGGAGCCAGAATAAAGCTCAACTCATCTGTAATAACATTACTAGTTACAGTCGGCCCAAATAGCGCATAGTATTTAGGTTTGCCTTGATCGTTTGGGTTTGGATAAGACGCCCGCATGAAATTAACATCTTTGTTAAGTAAGTATTCGTACTCACCTTGAAACGTAACAGCGCCTGATGTAAAGTTAGTCAGCGGTAAAGATACAGTTACAGTGGTGCCATTTATACTAACTACCGTAGTGCCATTAGATATACCTGTGCCATATACATACGCCCCAACAATAACACCAACAGCAGATGCTACCTGCATAGTTAAGTTGCCTGTTTTAACGCCTGTTGTAGACGCATATGGGAAAACCGCCATTGAGAAAGATGATAAAAAATCACTAGGACACGACAAATACTTATTAGCCGTCGTAGTAAGACCAGTAACATTCTTACGTAGAGCGGGTATCTGCACTGAATTATAGATACGCTCTTCCGCTTGTGTAACAAACGTAGGTATAGTAGCTACGAAAACTGCTTCGTAGTTTTGGGTATAGTTCTGTATCTCAGTAACAAGTTCTGTGTAGTTCACAGTTAATCCTTAGCCCATTGGTCCTCGTGCCATTACACCTTTGGTAGCAGCGCCTGTACCACGGATTTTAATACCATCGGTCTTTACATTATCCGCAGCAGGGTCGCCCGCGCTTACGCGTGGGGTAGCGGTTTTTCTAGTCATCTTATTGGCTGCCAACGTATTTGGGTCAACCATTTTCTTTATAGTCATAGGACCTCCAGACATACTATGTGGTTTAGCATAGACAGCGGCTTGACCCACTTCTTTGCCCATTACCTTCTGAGAAAATTTAGCCATGACCGTTCCTTAGCCTGTCTTTTGGTTAGCTACTTTAGCAAGACCGCGACCCATTTGTTTCATTTGAGCATCAGTTTTGCCACCTTTTGCGTAACACGCAGAACCGCCTTTTTTCAAAGCAAGGGTAGTTTTCTTACCCTTATGCTGTTGAGTGTCGTGCTGGCCCATAGCTTTTTTAATCATTGCTTTGTCTTGCTTTTTGTCCATCTTCATGTTCTCTTTTGCCATTTTAAACTCCTATGTCGTCGTGATCGTCACGGTCCCTACTTCACTTGCTGACACCAGATAATTTGGAGTCAACACCTCATCAAATGAACTTGATCCACCTACAGGGTACCAACCCCATTGAAATACTCTACTACCGCCTTCTGGGTACCCAGTCTGATCTATACCCGGCCCATTAGTACCAGTTATCTGCAACCCGTTATAGCCTGACTGATAGTAGCTAACATCTGGTCTTGGCTCTCTTACCGCTTGTGGATCATTAACCGGATACAGACCTAACGATAATTGCGGTTGATCTGGTTCCCAACAAGTAGGACAAACTTTAATACTGACCTGTTTAGTCTTAATTGTAAGCTTACGTAACTCTTTTAACTTATACCTAAATCCACATCTATCGCACTCGGCGATTGAATATTTACCTGACGAATATTTACTTGCCATACATCACCTATAGAAGGTCATGCGTGGTACGTAGCGATCAGGTGCTTTCTCTCTATCTTCAGATGATGCTAAATCCCATGCTTCATCGTACTGTGCCTTCAACATCATAATACGATCTGGAGATACTTCAGGTAGCTTCATAGATAACATATAAGCTAGCCCAGCCACCATACAGTTTTGAAAACGGAATGGTATATCTTCAACATTAGTACCCGTACCAGCATCAACCATACGACGTAAACGCCAATACACAAAATAATAAAACGGAGCTTGTGTAGTACCCTGATCTGGAGAAGGCCATACATTAATTTGCGGCACTAGTGGGGTTGCTGAATCTGAACCCATCTGCTGCCCAGAACGGCGGTTTACCCACACTTGAATTGGACGCCCTTGCGTTATTTTGTTTGGTATTGTTGAGTACGTGGAAACGCTAATTCTACTGATGTTAATATCAGTTTGGCTGCCAATTGATCCGGGATTAGTGCGAATAACATGTTCCAATAAATCCACGGTGTCATTAGGTAAATCATATACGTATTGCCCTTGTACAAGAGGAATCTGACCTTGCTCAATAGTCCACAGGTTAATACCACGATTAGCCCACTCGGTAATAAGAAAATTCAAACTACGTCTTGCTGTACGGAACTGATAACCAGTACGTAGCTCTACGCCACAGCGCTCAAACGCCTCTTCCATCAACTCATTGAGTTCAGGATTAAAACTGGTTGTAGTGGTGGTGTACGGCATGATCTACCTTATTTTTTGAAACCTTTTAGCGTTTCTGCAAGTCGGGCACGTTTTCCTAAGATACCGGGTTTTTGCGCAGCTGCAGACAGCTTCTTTGCCGGGATGGTCTTGCCTGCCTTCACGCCCAGTTCTTTCCGAAGTGCGCCCGGTTTCTTTATAGCTTTTTGAATCCATTTGCCCCCCGCCATACCGCCTTTTTTCATGGTTTCGACCCCACGACCTTTAAGAATATCTGCCTGAGTTACTTTACCATCACCGGTGAGATCAGGAAATTTACTTGCCATTATCTATACCCCGCTGTTTTCTTCGCAATACTTTTAGGTTGTGCTACAAATTGTTTTCCTACTTTCTTCCCTGCCCGCTTTGCCCTCGTAGTGGCAGCATACTCGGCTGGGCTTAGAGCCTTGATCGCCTTTTCTGGGAGGTACCGCTCTCCTGTCTTTGACGATGGCTTTCCACTTTTGGTTCGCCATTTCTGATCTCCCCAAGCTTTAAGCGATTGTTGCGGCGCAGCTAAACCGCCTCCTGCCATTTTCTTCTTACCAGCACAATGCGCCTTCTGCGAAAAACCTTTTGGGTTATCACAATCAATTGACGATTTGTACTTTTTAGACCATGTCACTTGTAACCACCACCCTTGGCTTTGTAATTCTTTGCTAAGAGCTGTGCCTTACGAGCAGACCACTGACCTGCGCCTGTGCCTTGTACTGCGCGAGCCTTAATACTTTCAAACATAGACTTACGCATTCCGGGCTTAGTGTAATTGCCAGCGGCGTTTACCCCGGATTTGACCTTCCCACCTTCTTTATACTGGGTGAAGTCGGTATCATCCCGACGTGCTTTTTTCACGCCTTTGGGCATCTTGGACGCTTTAATAGCGCCCATACCACGAGAGGCCATCATAATTATCTACCCCGGCTTGCGCCTTTTAATGCGGCTACAGTGCCACCCATTCGTACTTGCTTGCCTTTGGTTTTGCCTTTTTCTGCAATACCATCACGGCTAGGGGCTGCTGTCTTTACTGGACCCATTTTATTTGCTACACCAAGACCACCTTTTGCCATCTTTTTCATTTCATTACTCCTTAAATTTTAATTAACCAGCCTTTGCCAAAGACAAACCCAACCGCCAAAATGCCAAGCACGATTAGTATTTTGTCTACAACAGTTTTACCCACTCTTCTGTAAAACTCAGAAGATAGCTCTTCAAGCGCAATCTTTGCGGCTTCTTTAGCGATTAAACGTTCGCGTTCTGTCAGTTCGATATCAGACATAATTAACACTTCCATGCTCTTAAAGATTTATTGATACGGCTGTTCGGGTCATTTGCTGTTTTCGCAGATGTAAGCTTCTTTTTCATCCCTGACATACGGGCGCAGAATGATTTTTTCCGACTTCCGCCTTCCGGCTGGGGAGCTTTCAAGTTCATACCTTGCGCTTTGGCAGAGGCTCTCCCTTTGGCGTTCAAGCCGCCATTGGGATTCTTTCCCTCTTTGCGTTGCCATGCGGGCGACTTAGCCATAACACACCGTAATACCAAGAGGGGCTACAGAAACTGACGTGTACCAAACACCGTTCGGGAACAAAATACCCTCGCCCGGCAGGATTACGTTAGTCATGTTGGAGTTAGACCCAGTATCTAGTTCTAACAGGATATTGCCGCCTGAAGCGTTCAGAAACCTAGCTTTACCCGCACCTGCGCCGCCAGTAATGACTACAGATTTAATCCGAGTACGACCGGAAATAAGTGCTTGGTTTGTCTGTGTTCCGCCTGTAGTAACGGCTTTTACGTCTGTTTGCATCATGATTAATCTCCTTTATAGGGAATTCCTTGAGATTAATTAAGCAGCCAGAATAGCGGTAGAGATAGCGATCCAAGGAGCATTTGGGTTGCCATTACCGGCCCACTGAACAATAGTGCCAGCAGCTACGGTTACTTCAGCAGCACCAGAAACAACTTGTGCGCCATAACCTTTTAACTTATGGGTAACTGCGCCATAGTTAGTAATTGAGCCTTCGATACCATTGAATTGTGGTTGAGCGGATTGTGGGCCAGTAAACGCAGTGACTCCAGTAGGCAAAGTTACATTAGGAAGAACAAAATCAACTGCAGATGCTGGACCGCCATCAGCAGGAGATAAAACTAGGATACGTGCACCAGCGTCTAAAATCTGGTACTCGCCACCAACGATGTCGGTTGCGAAAACATAAGTAATTGGGACGATATAGCCCGTGAGCGAACGCCAAGGACCGGATGCGGTTGAGAGTGCCATAGTAAATTTTCCTTACATGCAAGTTAGGCATATCTGTCTGCATGTCGTCAGCCGGGGCTGTTCAGATATACCGGAAATCCCGGAATGTTGTTGTTATACCAGAGTTATAATAAAATGCAAGCGCTTTTAATTAACTAGCGTTCAAAGGCTTATATGCCAGTCAAAGATAAAGAAAAAAAGAAAGAAATAGCTAAACGGCATTACGCTAAACATGCCGCTAAAATTAAAGCCACAACAAAAATTGGTAAGGAAAAATACAGACAAAAATGGCGTGACTATAAAGCAACTTTATCGTGTGTACAGTGTGGAGAAAACCACCCCGCTACATTTGATTTTCACCATGTTGTAAGAGCAAAAGATAATAAAAAAGTTAACAAATTACTTACAAACGGTAATTACAAAGGTGCATTAAAGGAAATAGAAGAACGTTGTATTGTACTATGCGCAAACTGCCACAGAAAATTACATGATGCGGAATACCAAGCAAAGAAAAAGAAAAAGGAGGCCGAAGCCTCCTTAAATTACGCAGCTGCTACTTCTTCAAACTCATAATACTCTGCTTCTTCATCCCACTCGAACCAGTCATCAGCATCTTCGTCGTAGAAGTACCAAACTTCTGACTCCTCATCAAACCACCAAGCTACGCCATCTTCATCGTACTCAACGCCGTCTTCATCATCTTCGTACTCTTCGTACTCAACGTCGTCAAATAGTTCTTCGTATTCGCATTCAAAAATAATAGTTACGTGCATAGTGTTCTCCATAGCAAAAAGGCAACCACCCCTGGCTGCCATCTAATACTATGCCATAAATATTACAACCGTAAAACAAGCTACATGCGCTCTATAACCTCGTAAGCACGTAGTTGGCGGCGTAATTTTGCTATTTCAGCATCACGTTGGTCCAGCTTTTTTTGTAAGCTTTCACTTACTTCATATACATTAGTAACGTTTTTGACGCGATCCACATGGTCTTGGAACATCATTTTGTAAAGGCGTTCTGACGACTCAATCTGTTTTTGTATAAAAATATTCATATCTACCTCACTAAATAAAAAGGGGGCCGAAGCCCCCTCTCACTAAAACGCTATTAAGCGCCTTGTGAACCGTACATACCGAGTGGATCAGACCAACCGAATGAATAACGCTCACGAGACTTGTAACGTACGTTACCAGTATCAAAGTCGCCGTCCATTGAGTTGCTTAAAGGCGTACGTACAAAGTGCTTCATACCGTTAGGTACGTCGGTTGTTAAGAACCAAGCATTTGTATCTGTCAAGAAGTTGTTGACAGTGTAGCCTTCTGGGATTGAGCCATTGTTCTTGATAGCATTGATATCGTTATCAGTAGTGCCAACACGGAGGCTGGTTTCTAACAAACGAGTAGCAACGAACTGCAGAGCAGGTGGAACAATCAATTTCTTAGGTTTAGCAGCGATTAACAGACTACGTTCATCAGTCCATGCAGCGATCTGAATAACAGCGTTTTCCAACGAAGTTTCGTTCAAGTCAGCGGGAGTTGATGGGATGTTGCTGTTAGTGCCACCAGAGATCAAAGGATGCGATGCGCTGAACAAAGGCACATTATCACCACCGTAGTATTGCGCGGAGTTAGTGAAGCCGTTGTTTAGTACAGAAGCAGCTTTAACTTGCTTGGTGTATGCCATAGCACGAGCCAAAGCTTTGGTATAACGAGCTGATAACGAGTCATACAAGTTATCTTCGATTGCTTCTTCAGTTAAGCTGAAGCCCAAAGCAATTGTTTCGTGGTTATATCGAGCTGTCCATGCTTCTTGTGCATTGTCATAAGCAATAGCACTGCCCTCGTTTTTAACAGGAGCAGCTGAGAAGCCGGAAAGCTTTGTTTCTTCTTCGAACGAACGCTCAGAGGTCTCTGTTTCGTAGATCTCTTTGTGTTGTTCACCGTAAGTAGCATACTCCATACCAAACAATGCGTTTAGGCCGGGGAGCAGCTCTTTCAATAGTTGTGCGCGTGAAATAGCCATGATTTAAGCTCCTTATGCTACGCCAGTGGCGTTATAGTACGAATGGTAGCCAAAGTTGAACTTAACGATCAACTCAACATAACCAGACGAGGTTGCAGTATCAGGTACTACGTCAACAACACGCATTGCTGCGCTTGTGGATGCAGTAGCTTGAGTAGTAACACCAATTCTTGAATTACCTGATTGTGAATCACCAGTGTTCAAGACCAAAGTCATGTTCCCACCAATAATGGTTTGACCAACAGCTACTGGTACTAAACCGGTGGTGTCAGCAGTAGCGCCAACAGAAACAACTTTAAACAATGTATCTGGATCATCAGCAACAATAGCAAACGCATCAGTAACGCCAGATGCGAAGCCGGGCCAAGATTGAGAGAATAGTACTTGGTTAGTAGTAGGGTTGGTGTAAGTACAACCTAAAAATACACCAACAACACCAGCAACAGGTGAAGACTCAGTGTCCAACGTAGAAATAATGATAGTACCAGTAGTGCTGATTTGAACTACATCACCGTAAAAAATTGGTGTGTTGTAGTTAACAGACGCTGTGGTAATAGCAAGATTACGTGTGGAACCGGCGAACACCTGACCACCAATCAAATTGATTGGCTTTAGCCCGTAAGGGGCGTTTACAGTAGGATAAGCCATAAATTGCTCCAAAAAAGTTATTTACTATTTTCCAGTGCCAAAGGTCGTCGTAGATTTCTTCTCATTAAAGAGAGGCATACGCGGGTCACTTTGACGCATTAAGCTGTGGTCTACAGACTCCATCTGGCCTTCGGCCTGTCTCTGGTAGTGGCTATTACGCTGCTCCACAAACTCGATGGGTGTCTTGCATAACAACAGTCCGCCAATCTCAACGTTGTCTTTAAAACGACTATTAGGATCGGCTAGCAGCTGAAATTTTGGTTGCTCCTCAATCTTTACTGGCTCCCACCCTTCACGCATTTTTGCTGAAAGATTACGTGGGTCTGCATTCTGTAAAGTTGATACGCGAATCCATCTGTACGCAAAACCGGGCTGCTTATCTGGTTCAGGCAAAAGCTCAGGTTGTGTCCACTGCTTAGGACGTTCCTGAATAGCACGGGTTTCAAGTTCTCTACTTAATTTGTTTTCAGCCATTATTGGCCTCCATTTGTTAAAAGTTTTTCACGGGCATATCGCTCAGGGGTAACTCCCAGTTTCTTGGCAATAGCCAATTCTGACTGCTTGAGCACAACTTTTTTGGAAGCTGTACTACGTGTTGCAGGAGCGACTACCGTAGCGGCTCTTTCGGTACGTCCAGCAGGTTTAGTTTCCGCTTCAGACGTTTCATTTGGAAAATAGTCTGGGAATCTGCGACGCATAGTGCTATCGACTTTTTCCCAGTATTCATCTGTTGATGGGTAATTTGCCCCATGCTCTTTGACCAATTTTTGATGTAGTCCAAGTGCTAGACTGGTCATTTCCTCGTCCTGACCGAACCATGTATTGCGCTGTTGCCACGCAGTAGCTCTTGGGTCAGGGCGAGACACTTGTACTTCTGGTTCGCTTTGTACACTACTTTTATCATCTTGTAAAGAGGGGACGTATTCTTCTGCTTTACGAAGTTTATAGTTAGCGTCAGAAATCTTCTGTTGCGCTTCTACTAATCTATCCGAATCGCCGTTGTCATACGCATCTTTATAAGCCTTTTTAGCTGCATCTAACTCTAATTCTGCAGCGCCTTTATAGGTGTCTAGGAAAGTTTTCTCCCCAGCAGTTAGCCTAGATTTTAGCTTTTCATTCTCTTTAAGTATACGCTGTGCATACGCAATAGCCTCTTGCTGCTCACGTTGAACCCGTTCCTTTTCACGGCGCTCATCGTGCCAGACTTTCTTCATCTGAATTAGTTTTTTCTTAACCTTTTCAGAATAGTCTTCTAACTCATCTTTGTCTAGTTCATCCACTACCTCTTTTGGCAATGGCTCACGACCACGATCCTCTTCAGGAGTATCGTCAATAATATCAAAATCTACATCCTCGACGTTATTTTTAGCCTCAACTTTACCACCGTCTTTGGCTTCTATCTCATCGGGAAACTCAAATTCTGTCTTTTCTATATCTGCCATATTTACCTCCTTATGCGCGGCTAATGCCACGTGGATCTTGTACGACAGCCTCAATGGTGTCGTCGTTTAAAAGTCGGAACTCGCGTCCGTGTATTTTCAATCGTGTACCGCTATTTGGTCTTGCAAGAACGAAGTCGCCTTCTTTGCACCAAGGACCTGTAGGGAACTTATTAACATCTTTATAAGCATCTGGGCCAATCTTGACTACAAAAAATACAGTAGCTAAGACTTCTTCAAACCTACGTGTTTCGTCTGATTTAATAATGCCGCTTTCAAACTTCTCTTCGGCTTCTGGAAGTGCTACCAAAATGTGGTATCCCACTGGTTCTGGCAACTGTTTACCCTTTTCTTCCGTAGTTTGCGGTAACTCGGATATTTCACCGTGTTCTGTCGCAATGATTAAGTTTTCACTCATCGTTGTTTCGCTCCATTTGGTTTGCAAGGTCAAGTATGTATCCTTCTGCGATGGAAAGACCTCTAATTTCACCGCACATTCCGCGGTATTCCGCGTAATCTTTCGCCGCACCTTCACTCATAGCATGTGCTACTTGTGCTTGTTTCTCGTTTATCTGGTGCTTGATAATCTCTAAAGTTCTGTCCATTATTCACCTTTTTTAGGGGTAGATTTAGGTTTGTTTGCTTGCATTTGCGCCTGTCTCATAGACTGACGTTCTTGTAACGACATTTGAGCGCGGTTTCTTGCAACCTCTGTCCCAATACGTAGTCCTTCCAACTGCTGTTTTGATTCCATTTCCAGTTTGTCTTTCTGGGCTTTGGCTCCAACTTGCATACCAGCGATTTCTCTTTGCGCTTCGATACGCGCTTTCTCGATCTCTATCTGGTCTTGCTTTGCAGCTGCGTCTATCATAAGTTTTTGAGCTTTCAACTCTACTTCTTTTGACTTGATCTGCAACTCTTGTTGCTGCATCTGAATAATTGGGTCTTGTTGCATTTGCTGAGCTTGTTGTGCTTGAGCTTCTGCGGAATCTTTCTGTAGCAGTTTTATTGCTGCTGCAGCCATCATGCGAGAAATCTCTTGCTCCATCTCTGGCTCCAACTCCTCGTCCATCTTTGGTAGTGGGATGCCTAATTGCTCCTCTATCTCTTTGCGATATTGGAACGCTACGTGCTCGTTGATGTGGGCCATCATTGCTGCCATCATCATCTGTGCCTGTGGGTTTTGCCCCACAATCTTTGCTATCTTTGGATCTTGTATAGCTGATGTGTGTACAGCGATGTGCGCTTCGTGGTCTTGATACACGAATGCTTTTACAGGCTTGTTGTTTAAGACTGCCATGTTCTCGGACACAGGGTCTTTTGGTTTCTGGTCTTCTGCGCTCGGTATTAATTTACCTATGTTTTTAATGCCAAGCACTTCTAACATCTGTCGGTTAAGTTCTACTTGGTCGTAGATTTGTGGGTTTTGCTGTGCCATCTGCATGACGGCTTGATACTGAACAACCTTCTGCGACATCGTCGCCGCATTAGGGTCAGATACTGGTATCACTTCTACATTGTCGTAGTCAGATTTCTTAGCACGACGTGAACCTTCAACTGGCTCGTATGTATACTCTTCTGGTGTGTAGTCGGCAATGATGCGCTTTAATAAGCGGAACTCTTCTTTCATCGCATAGTGAATACGCGCTTGAACCGCTGACATGATCTTTAACGTACGCTCTAAGATTGCAAGCGTAGTACCAACTGGGCTGTTTGCACTCATATCCGATATTTTCATGTCGGCAGCACTTGCGAAACGACGGCCTTCGTCGATGATTTTATCCATTAAGCCAGATAAAACTTGGCTTGGTTCTTTGTATGGAAGAGGAAGAATATTGTCACGTATGGTGCCAGACGCTACATCAACATCACGCCATTCACCCGGTGCGATAGGAGTATCGTCACCTTTAGTACGCATACCTTTTGACTTTAAACCACCCGGCAAGTTAGCTAATGTACCTGCATCTACGAGTTGTCTTAAGATGGATGTACCGCTCTTAGCGTATGCACCTATTAAGTGTATTAAACCAAAACAGTAAAAGCCAAAGCCCGGTATATAACCATAGTGAACCATGTGGTTACGCTTCTGACAGCCTTCATCATCAGGCTCCCAGTTACGACGGATGGCTAATATTTCTTGTGACGACTTATCGATTGTGACGATGTAAGGCAATGCTATACCAGTAGGTTCGCCCTTATCATCTTTATCTTCAAAGCCTTCTAAGTCTAAAAATACTTGTGTCTCAAGAAGTTTATAGCGATCATCAGATGTAGCTCTAAAGCCCATCTTCTCTGCAATCTTTTTCTCTACGTCATCTAATGTATTAGTAGGTTCTGGCAGATCAACGTCACGATAAAAACCTGCTACTTGTAGCTTACGTAGTTCATTCTTTGTCTTACGCATTACGTGTGTTACACGTTCTGCAGACTCTAAGTTACTTGCACCATAAGGCACAATTACATCTTCCGCAGGAATAAATATAGATACCTGACGATCCAACGCTGGGTCGAAGTAAACTTTCTTAAACGCATTACCTGATAAGCCCAAGCCCCATAACATACGCTCATGCTCAGGACGATACTCTTTCATAACGTCGGTGAGCTGATAATTCATATCATCTCTTACACGCTCTGCTGCTTTGCGTTTTTGTGGAGTTTCTTTACCAATAATCTGTGTCTTAACAGGACCCGCCGCCGGAAAAGTTTCCATAATCGTTTCGGACTGAAACTTAACCAAAGCTTCTGATAACAGTGGGTGATATACACCGCAAGCTCCTTCCCAAGGTTCGCTTCGTTCTTCCAGACGCATGCCTAATAACTCTAAGCCATCAACATAAGTTTGCATCCAGTCTTTACGAGCACTGATATCATCGTCGATATCACCAAGTAAATCGCCAGCTAAAGTAGCTAACACGTCATCATCAAGATGCTCGGCTAAGTTGTCATTGAACTCATCATCTTGTTCGTCGATAGGCTCAATATCAATCTCTAACCCATCCATACGCAAAGACACACTTTCTGGGTCTTCGATCTCAATCTCAATATCATCTTGCTCCATCTCTGGTTGCATAAGCGGGTCCATCGCGCCTAACCCTAGTGGTGCTTGATTAAGTGATTTATCTATAGCCATTTTTAATCCTTACTTAATTCTTAATAGTATTCCCGCTTGCGGCGGAACTCTTTAATCTCTTCCGGCTCATCTAAGTCAGTGCGTATATACCCACCTCTTCTAAACCGCATTAACGCCATAGACACAGAGTCAACATAGTCGTCATGCTCTCCGCCGGGAAACGAAGCTACCTCATCAACTACTTCTTCCGCCCAATTAGTGCCGGGTATCCATACTCTTCCTGAAGCAAAAATATCCGATACCGCATTTAGACGGCTAATCTTATCGTTACCTTTTGATGGCGTAAAGTCTTGTACAGGTATACCCATTGCTCTCAACTCATATATAAGTGGAGCACCAGAAGCTTTCTTCTCTATGATAATACTATCAGGGTCCCACTCTTTAAACTCTTCTATCGCTTTCTTCTTTAGTAGCGGGAACTCCATTCGCTGCCTAAAAGCGTTCAAAAGAATGATGTTTGCTTGTGTAACACCAGTATCGTCGGGCTGATAAAACACACCCCACGTTGTACATGCTGAATAGTCAGCCCTGTTTGATTTTTCAAACGCAGTATCCCACGATTGCAGTACAAATTCACATGATGGAGGGTCATCTTTCTCCCAAATTTGCCACCATTCCCTTTTTACTATCGCAGAAACGTCCGAAGTGGGGTTTTGCATGTACTGAGCCATCCATTTCTGGTTGGGCAGCTCGTTTTTTAACGCTGAAAGCTCGTCTAAAGACCAAAACTCGGGCCAAAGTGGGTTTCCAGAGGGCAAAATAGCAGGAAATTCGATAACTTCCCACTCTTCACCGCTTCTTTGGGCCGCAGACTTCAAAACTTGCCCAGTCAAATCCTTTTTTGACCAGCGTGTCATAACAACTACGATAGATCCACCCGGTTGCAGACGTTGACGAGGGCCAGATGTGTACCACTCATAGACCTTATCGTAGATTTCTGGGTTTATTTCAGCTAATGCAGCCTCTTGTTCACTGTGCGGGTCATCAATTATAAGAATATCAGCACCCTTACCAGTAACTGCGCCACCTACACCAATAGCGAAGTAGTCACCGCCAGAGTTTGTGTTCCATCGTCCTGCTGCTTTACTATCAGATTGAAGAGCTACGCCGGGAAATATCTGCCCATACACTTCACTGTCCACCAAGTTACGAACCTTACGACCAAAACCTACTGCAAGTTCCGCTGTGTGAGACGTCTGGATAACTTTTTTGCCCGGGTATTTTCCGAGGAACCATGCTGGGAGGAGATAGGAGGCAAACTCACTTTTTGTGTGTCGCGGCGGCATATTAATAATAAGCCTTTTACACTTGCCACTAGCCACTCTTTCAAACGCCCTAGCCATTCTGACATGATGTGCTCCATTAATAAAATTAGGCCAGACCTTATGTACAAAATCCATGAAGTTATTGGCTGCATTTTCTCTGCTTTCTAATTGGTCATGTTCTTCTAATGATACATATAAATCCCGCATCTGGGATTCCGTCATCGTAGGAAGTATCTTTAATAGTGTTTGCAGTTCTTGAGGATTCATTCAGTTTCATCCCCATCTTGTAGCAACGTATCTACATCTGTTACTTCTACATCTTCTATTAGTCCAAGCTCACGTTCTAAGGAATCGTCTGGCGTAATATCTATAGTCTTGTTCTGTTGCTGTAGTAGCAACTTCTGTATTTTGTCTGCAATGACATTCTTTAAGTCATCTGATGTTCTGTGGGTAATTGTGATCTCTGACTTCTCTGCAAAAGCGCCGACATCAGAAAGTTTTCCAAGCAACTCGATGGCTCGCAGTTCTTGTTTTGCGTCGCCGCAACTGCTGATCTCCAGAAGCCTATTTGTTATGTATGTACGGGCTTGGGTTGCATCAAGAATTACACGATGGTCGTATTCGTTCAGTAAAGCCGATAGCTTTAAAGCAACGTTGCCTTGATATAAATTAGGTGGGTTATATGAAGCTTGGGGGGAGTTTGGTTTCTTCTTGGAGTCAACCTGCTTGAATAACTCATGTGCAAGTTTCTCATCTTCTTCCGTCATTTCAAACGGCATACCCAACTCTGCCATTAACGCAGCCGTAGAGGCAGCAACCCTCGCATTCTCTTGGAATGAAGGAGCTAGTTCGTCCGACAAGTTGTCCGGAACGGCATTTGTCATAGTAGGTGTAATTGGTGTAGTCATAGGCATGACTTTCGTATTGCTAGCCGAATAATACAACATATTTTTAAAAATGCAAGTGGGTTTTTGGGTCCCCTTAAGGGGGGTGTTTCTGTATGCCGAAACCACCGATTCTAAATTACAAAAAATAGGGGGTGGGGGGTTGCCATTTTGAAAAGGCATGGGGGGGGTGTTCCCAAAGTTGCTCATTTAACGTGCGAATCATAGTGTATATGCAGTACAACAAAAAAATTAAAAATGGCTGGGTGGGCGGGTAGTACGGTCGGCTTATCTGGAAAATTGTACTGGGTGCAAATAGACGTAAAAAAACCCGCTATTGCTAGCGGGCTTGGTTGCTACTGTCGGCTTAATGACTAGATTAATCCGATTGCATTAATAGTTCTATTACATTTTCTAAGGTTGTCACATTCATACAAGCTTTGATCTCGTCAATAGCTGCGGCTTTGAGTTCTTTAAGCTCTGCACCGATAGCCTTCACTTGCTCGGCTTGCTTTTCCTTAATTACCTTTTCGAGCTCAGCTATTGTTTTCTTAGCGTCTTTATTGCTTGGCTGCACTGATAGCGTATTGAAATTTGCCTTAATGCGATCATTCAATTCGGCTATTGTTTCATCTTTATACTCTGCTAGTAACTCGGCTTTTTTAGCCGCCCTTTGCTCAGCCTTTTTCTTAGCTACTGGATTCTCTGAACTCGGCTTATCCAGACCGAATAATTCCTTCAATTGCTTAGCGAACGTATGAAAAGCCTTATCCGCAGCTTCTCCCGTATTATTTGGATTCTCTGATACATAACCGCTAACCCACTGAATACGGCAAGCCTCATAGGTTGCATAGCTTGGGTTTTTGCCTAGTGTAGCAGCATAGGTGTTCAGGTTTTCAAAATTGCTTTCCTTAATCTTAGCAGACCGCATACCACAGTTGAAAGCTTGATCGGCTTGCTCAGGCTTTAAGCTTGCAGCTTCATTAATCGCATTTGCAATCGCTGTTTCAGTTGCTTGCATTGTTTTCTCGTTTGTCATTCTAAACTCCAATAAAAAGATTAATTAATAAAAACATAATTACCCTATGTAATTATGCCAATTAAGACTATACAGAAAACCAAATAAAAAGTAAATAAAATGTTTTATTTTGTTTCATAAGACAATTTCCTAGCATACCAGCAAAAAAGTTAATAAAAAGACAGGGAACGGTCATTCCAACGTGGTAGGGAAAAAGTCCAAAAAGTCTGGACGTAAAAAAACCCTCGATGTTTTGAGGGTTTAGGTTTGATGGTTAGGACAATAGTTCGATAACTTGCTCTAGTAAACCGATGTCGTCACATTCGGCAAGTTTTTCTTTTATTGTTGCTTTTGCATCTTTTATCTGGTCTATTATTTCCTTATCTTTTATTCTAATCACTTGCTCTAGTTCCCTGCATTGTGACTTTAGTATCTTGCTACTAGGACTCTTTGCAAGGTCTAAATACACTTGCTCGATTCTATCGTGTATTTCATCTGAATCTACGTTTTCATACTTTGCTATCAGGTCAGCTTGTTTGGTCGCTCGCTCTTCACGTTTTTTGGTTGCAGCTTTATTCGGTGATGACGGCACGACCAGATTATATTTTGCTACTAGTCTATCCTTACAGCGACTAAAAGCGACATCGGCACTTGCTCCTTTTGCGTTCGGTTTGATTTCACAGTACCCGTTTAACCAGTCGATTCGGCATGCCTCAAAGTGATCGTAAGTAGGGGCATCACCTAGTATACGAGCAAAACATTCGAGTGACTCATCTGCATCGGTTTCGCTTTTAGCAAATAGTTTACCTGCATCTTTTGACGTAGTGATCATTTTATTTCCTTTATATTAATAGACTCGCTTACCCTATGTAAGTCTGTCTAAGGTCTATTATACACAAATGAAACATTATGTGTGAAATTATTTTATTTATTTTAGACCAGAAAAAAGGATAGAACAATACAAAAAAGACAAGGAACGGTCATACCAACGTGGTAGCCGATTAATTAGGAATTCCCTAGACGCACAGGAAAAGCGCGACAAAATTACGCAAAGTAAGCATGTCCCTATTGTTCTGTGTTTTTAAAAAGCTAGAACAATACAATAAAAAAATAGAACAATACAAAACGCAGCTAAGTCGTTGATTATAAAGATAAACATGGTCAAAAACGCATTGTCAAAGTGGCATTTGTTCTAATGTTCCTATTGTTCCGTGTTTTTTTAGAGAAAATTGAAAAAACTATTTCGAGCGAGCTATCCCGCAAGTGTATCTCTGCACCACCCAATGTTCGAATTCGTTTCAGCGCTTCTCTCTCTCAAACATAAGAACATTAGAACATTACGTACAATCCGCATAAACACTGGGTTGTATTGTTCTTGATTGTTCTGTTTTTCTTGTTTTTAACCACTTTTTTAGAACATTACAACCAATTTTGCCTAAAAAATAGGCAGAACAATTACTAATCAAACAACATCTGCCCCACACCAAAACCACCAAACTCTCCATATTGCAATAGCAAAAGAAAATGAAACAAAAGGTGGACACTTACTTGACATTGTATAGTTATTGTGTTATAATGTAGTCTGTTGGGTAGAGATTGTTTTTGTTGTTACATCGCTATTGTTCTACTCAACATTTTTCAACGACAAACTTACAAGGGGTAAATATGTCCAAGCGAATCAAACCACACAACACACGCAACCCGAACATTTGCCGAAACTGCAAGGTCAACACCATCGGCAAGAATCGCATGGCATTCGGTCACACAGTATGTCAGGCATGCAGCACAAGGGAAGATTGCATAGCAGAGCAGCAAAACCTGCAAACAACAGATAGGGATTCGAACCATGATTGAAGACAAAGCAGCATACGAAAAGAACAGAGCAGAAGTAAAAGCCAAAGTGCAAAGCATATTAGATAACTTCAAGGAGTTTGATGCCAATATGACAAAACTGCTTACCTTGTGTGTAAAACACCTCAAGTACAAATCTCCATTCAAATACGAGCACAAAGACTTGTATCTGCAAGCGAGAGATGAACAAACGCAGCTTCTCATAGCATTAGAGGATTTCCTAGCGAAGAAGGGAGTTAAAGATGATTGAAGTCACACATACACCAGAGTGCATGATGTGTGGAGCAGAGTACGAGTTTGAGCGATGGAAGATTGGTAGAAAAACTTGTTTACCCTGCGGTGATGCTGCTGCCGAAGCAGCAAGAAAATCGTGGACTGTATTAACACCACACAAACAAGGCGCAATGTTCTTCACAGCCGAAACTGCCAGAGAAGTTGCTATCGGTATCAACAACAAAGGAGGGTTAGTTAAATGACAACCAAAACATACAACACAGAAAACAAAGCCTACGACATATTGCCAGTCGAGGGAGAGCCAAATGAATTCGTTCTCGTTTTGCCAAGACTAAAAGCTGCTTACAAGGCATGGGATAACTACGACCCTGAGTTCTCAATAGACGATGAAGGTGTTCAACAGTTGCATAACGAGGGCGACAAAGGTGGCAAGGAAGCATTGTTTAACTACGATGATATGGAAGAAACTTTCCTGAGTGGTTTCCAAGCTGCGCTTGATTGGGTGGAAAAGATGGAGAAACAGAAAGGTAAAAAGAAATGATTGAAGACGAGGATAAAGACGCTGAAAGGCGGGAGTATAAAAGGCTAAGAGCATTACGATATGACCGCCCTGCTATGCAGCTAATAGAGAAGTGTATCAATGCCGAAGAAGGTAGTCTTTACAAAATGGCATTGAAGCATTTGAACACCGATAGCATGGCAGCTGACAAGTTGTTAGAGCATGGTTTTTTAGACAAGGTTTTAGACCATGAAGGACTTCCGGCAGAAGAACAGGTGAATGGGTATTGTCTATTAGATGATGTAAACGCAGGTGTATTGCGAGCATATATATCAGGTTACATGGCAGCTTTTATGGGAGGGAATGAAGATGAACAATAGACTTTTTACGATGGGTGTAATGGTATTTATATTTGTTGTACTGGTTGTCTGCTTTGATGTAGATGGTCGGTATATACAACAGCTTATGTTGTTCTGGGCAGGTGCAGTATTCGGTGCTTTATTAATGGGGGGAATGAATGACGAATAGCAAACAAACAAGGGATTGGGTAAAGATGGAACACGCAAAGAAGGTACGTCTTGCTGCGAAACAAGAGCACGAATCTATGCTTATCAAACACCACAATGAGTTACTCGCTCGTTTCTATGGAGTTAAGGCATTTGATAGTAGCGTAGCAAACAAAGTAAATGCGGAATTGTCCGCCCAACTCGTAAGGCACATCGTATGAAACAGGATAACGAACAAGACAAACTTACATACTGTAAGGAAGTCTCGAAGGTGTGGTTAGTAGAGGGTGATGAAGAGATAGCAATCTTTAACACTCAGGCAGCAGCAGAGGAATGGAAACGTATCCTCGAATCGAAAGGCAAAGTAGTTTTCCGTAACATCTTAACAATGGGAGATTTAAATGGTGGATAAAACTAAAACCGAAGAACTGAAAGAGTTCACGAAGGGCATTCAATCTAATCTGTTTGCTACTAGAGAAACAGTAGAGGAAGCGATGAATGATTTGTTCCACGTAATCAAGGGTGATGCACTCGCAGTTTCATCGGTGCAAATTCTTCTTAACACAATTGCAAGTCACATTGAACGTAACTATATAGAGAAGGGAGATGAATAATGGTATGGACAGCAGACGGTATACCCGTACTAAAGACTTATACAGATGCGCTGCATCGCTATGATGAGACTAGACCTTATCAAAAGAACAGCACCTTTGTAGGGCAAAAACCGTGGGGTGGCAATCGCAGGTACACACGCTCCCTAATAGAGAAGCGAACCGTTGGTGGCATCGAGAACGTGGTGGTGTGCAGCTACTACGGCACAGATGTTATTTCGTACTTTCCTGATGGGACTATTAAGATAGGGCAAATCCATACGTCAGTACATCGCAATGGGGAAACAGTTAATTATCTCTGGGACTCATGTTCAACAGGTCTAGCTATCAAAGCAGGACTAGGCACGTTTCAGCCGAATCCAAATCATTACTTCATAGACCGCATTGCACGTACTCGTTCGATGAATTACTACATCGACAACAACAAGCAGTATCACTTAATCAGAGAGGGGATAACCATTCTCCCTAACGGAGAAGTAGAAGGTGGAACACCTGAGTACATTTACACCCTAAACAAGGCAAAGATGTCAACGCTGCGTAAGAAGTACAAAGAGTTCATCGACTACGGTACTTTGTTGTTGAAGTTTAATGACAACGTGACAATCACACATCAGGACACGCAGTTGGATTTAACCAAGTACAACCGCATGACAACCGACACTAGTATTTTGAAACATCGGGGTGTTGATGATTGTGAGGACTCAAGAGCAGCATGGTTCGATGACTTAGACGCAGCACTTACCTTTACTAAAGAGGAGGACAAGACACAGGTGTTTTATCAGTTGTTTCAGTTTCTCTCTGTTCATGCAGCAAAACGTGAATGGACACAGCACGTACAAATCTCAGCAACAACAGGTGCGGGTAGACGGTGGCAGTTGATATGTGAGCCAAAGAAGTTCAGAGAGTATGTGTACGACCTAATCCGATACGAGTATGCGTATATGCTATTTGATAAGGAGCTAGCAAGCAAAGATAAACCCGCATCAGCAGCAAACCAGAAGTACATAGCATACGGCAGACAAATGCCGAGAGCAGTAAAGACAAATTTACACGACGTAAGTGTGTCGCAGTAAACATAAACTTAAATCACTAGCAAACAAGGAGAAGTAAAATGCAAGTTAACATGAACGTAGAAGTATCCCTCGCAGAAGCAGAGCAGTTAATTCTTTCATGTGGTCAAACAAATGCGATACACCTAGTTGGACAACCTGGAATTGGTAAGACTGCCATGTTTGATAGGGTAGTAGCAAAGACAGGTTATCGTGGTGTGTACATCGACATACCTAACACCGAGTTGGGTGACATTGGCATACCTATGCCGAACCATGAGACACGCACAACATCGCTGTACCCTAACGAGGTATGGGGATTTCACAAGAACGAACCGCTTTGTATTTTCCTTGACGAGTTTACTAAGCCAACGTCACAAGCTGTGCAGAACATGCTACACCCACTGCTTAACGAGCGACGTATTGGTGGTATGCACTTGCATAAAGACTCTATTGTTATCACAGCAGGTAACAACCTAACCGATGGTGTGGGTGATTTGCTAAAGAGCCACAGCTTAAACCGTATGACTGTCGTACCTATTCGCAATCCTTATTCAGAAGAGTGGATTGAGTGGGGTGCATCAGCAGGTATCGCACCAGAGATGTTAGCGTTTGCAAAAGCGTATCCGCAAATCTTTGCGTCATACAAAGACCCGTCACAGAAAGAGAACTACCATATCTTTAATCCTAAGACTCCACAAAAGTCTTACTTCTCTCCACGTTCAGGTCATCGTGCTAGTAACGTGCTATGGAAACGTAGTGAGATAAGTCGTAATGCTTTGCTTGCAGGTTTGACTGGCACTATCGGTGAATCAACAGCGAGAGACTTACTTGCATACGTTGACGTTGCAGATACGTTACCTACATGGGAAGAAGTAATTAAAGACCCGAAGAACTGCAAAGTACCAACATCGTCAGCTGCATTGTGCATCATGGCTTACGGTGCAGTACAACGCATTGAGCGTAGCAACATCGCTGCATGGTTTGATTACTTAAAGCGTACACCGAAAGAGTTGCAATCTGTGTTCTGCTTAACCACAGCGAAGAACGAAGACAAGAAAAACATCTTAATGACGAGCAGTTCGTTCGTTACTTGGATGCGTGAGAACCAATACTTATTCTAGGAGAAAGAAATGACAAGCGATGAAGAGAAAGAAGCGGAAAAAGTAAGGGGTACAGCTTTACTGATAGCCAATACTCTTACTAACAGCGAAGTAGAGTTTGGTACTGCGCTAATGGCATTGACTATGGTGCTAGTAAAAGCAGCTATGGATTGTGAGATTGATAAATACGCATTGATGGAATCTTTAGACTCATCAGTCAAGTTACTTTACGACAATTTCGAAAGCGAAGACAAACTTACAGGGGGTGACTATGTCCAGTAAAAAACTAACAGCAGAGCAGCGTATCGAGAGAGCGCACTCTCAATTGATGAGACACAAAGATTTTTGTTTGTTCTCAGGTGTGTTCATGGTAGGTAAGGTGGTAGTCGATGAGATTACACCGACAGCAAAGACCAATGGTAGAGATGTAACGTATGGTCGTGCGTTTGTTGATCGCTTAGATGATAAGCAGTTGGCTTTCCTAGTAGTGCATGAAGCTATGCACAAAGCGTATCGTCACTTGATGGTGTGGAAGAACTTAGCCAAAGAGAATGCGCATCTAGCTAATGCAGCGATGGACTATGTTATTAACTTACAGATTGCCGACTCAGATAAAGCACAAGACATCGTAGCTATGCCGAGAGACGAAGATGGTAGGTTGATGGGTTTGCTAGACGAGAAGTATCGTGACATGGATACACGTCAGGTGTACGAGTTGTTGAAGAAAGAATGTAAGGGAGGTAGAGACGGTGAAGGTAGAGGTGATAAGAAATCACCGAGTGGTGGTGACCTTGACGACCATGATTGGGAAGGTGCTGAAGAACTTACTGAGGAAGAAGCACAAGAACTATCCAACGAGATAGACCATGCTTTGCGTGAAGGTTCAATCTTAGCAGGTAAGATGAAAGGTAACGTGATGCGTGGCATCAATGAGATGCTGCACCCAAAGGTAGATTGGAAGGAAGCGTTGCGTGAGTTTGTCAAAACCAATGTGAAAGGTGGAGACCAATCGACATGGCGCAGACCTAACCGCAGATACTTAGGCATCGATATCGTAATGCCGAGTTGCATAACAGAGAAGGCAGAACGGTTCTCTATCGGTGTTGACACATCAGGTTCTATCGGTGGAGCGATACTTGGTAGGTTCTTAGGTGAAAGCAAATCAATCTGTGATGAGGTAATGCCTGAGATAGTTGACCTACTGTATTGGGATGCGCACGTAGCAAAACATGAAATGTATACGGGTGCTGAGGTACAAAACTTTGCCGACTCTACTCAACCTGCGGGGGGTGGTGGTACTACACCAGAATGTGTGCCTGTGTTTATGATGGAGAACAAGATTAAACCACAAGCACTAATCATGCTAACCGATGGTTACTTCTATGGTGAATCAAAAGCAGACAAGTGGGCAGAGCTAGGTGTGCCTGTGTTGTGGTGTGTGGTAGGTAACAAAAGTTTCACTCCGATGTATGGTCAATCTGTATTAGTTGAAGGGGATATATATGACTAACACTACGTTAGAAGGGAAGAACAAAAGAGTAACAATCAATCTTAGTATTGAAGCAGGTGAGAAGTTGTTAGCAATTAAGTCCACAGTAGCAGAGGAGTTGGGGTTCACACCTAGTGTCACTCAGGTGGTAGAACATTTAATACTTAAGTACAAAACTAACTTAAACGAGGGAAAATAAAATGATAACACTAGCAAACGAACAGCCAAAGTTCGAATCATTTGGCATAGCTTCATCATCAATGTTGGTAGAGCTTTCTATATCTTGTTGGACTGCACGAAAGAAAGATAAGAAGGTATCAATGGAAGTTGATGCAAGTAAGAATACAAAAGTCAAAGCAGGTAACTACAACAAGAACCTGTTAGCAGGTAGTCCCGCATTGGAAGCGGTAGTTAAGTATGCAGCTAACGTGCGACTGTGGAATAACCTGAACACCTTGCCTTGGTCAGATAGTGGTTTGCGTATCGTAACAGCAGAACATCTGTATGGTAAGTACAAGTCACAGCTTGATGAGCATAAGCGTAACTTCGATAAGCTCGTTGAAAATTTTGTTCAGCAGTATCCTACTCTGATAGCAGCGGCAGCTTTTCAGCTGGGTGATCTCTTTGATCGAGATGAGTATCCTTCTCAGGAAGCGGTAGCTAAGAAGTTCGGGTTCACGTATGCATTATCACCTGTGCCGACAGCAGGGGATTTTCGTATTGACATCAACGAACAAGCAAAAGCTGAGTTAGTAACGCAGTACGAGCAACACTTTCAAGGTCGTGTTGATAATGCGATGCGAGAGATATGGGGTAGGTTGCATGAGTGCTTAGTTCACATGAGCGAGAGACTAACCGATACCGATGAGGGTGGTCGCAAAGTCTTTCACTCTACTCTGCTATCAAATGCCGATGAGCTGCTGGTGCTGTTGAAGAACTTAAACGTAGCCAAAGACCCAGAGTTAGAAAGCGCTCGTGCTAGCTTAGAAGCAGCAATCAAAGGTACGGATATGGAAGACCTGAAAGACAGCGACCATATCCGTCAAGGTGTCAAAGAGAAGGTTGATGCAATACTTAACAAATTCGAATGGTAAGGAGAAAAAATATGATAGTAGAAAGAAATAAGGAAGGCTTTGTAGACATGGAAGTTAGCCGGAAGCTAGATGCGTTTCTGGAAACCGTATTCATGAAGATGCCATCGCTGTCATTCGTGGCACATGATTATACTCAGCACCTTGTTAAGTGTTCTAAGTACGATGACAAAGCTAATCTTATAGAAGATTCAGAATGGGTTAAGTTTATTAATTGTGTCAAAGTCTACAACGGCATAGAAGAAGTCGGTTACATTCGTGTTAGCGATGAGGTGTATCGTAGTAATACAAAGGAAACCGTCTATCAGATTAGGTCGGATAAGCACCGGCTGAACAATGGTCGTAATGATACGAAGAAAACAAAAGATGCAAAGGAAGCGTTGAAGCGTTGCCTGAAAGTTTTTGTTACTTCTCCTGAAGCTAACATGGTTCATAAGTGTTACGAAAATATTAGTGGCGAAACTAGCAACATGACGTACTGGTCTGCACGTTCTGTAAATAAAGTGCTAGACGATTCGGGGTTGGAGGTAGTCGAATACTTTAGACGTATGAAAAATGGTGAGCAGGATATTGAGATACCGAAAGCTATTAGTAATGAGCTAGATAAAGAGTCGGTATTGAAAGACCTAGACACCGCCAAGCTAGCTGTTAGTATCAACGAATCACTATGTAAGAAAGATGGTTTGCTAGTAGGTGAGGTAAACGGCAAGTTGGCAGTTGCGGATCTAGCTAATAACACCTATCGAACTATTGAATCGTCTTACGATTTACCAGAGGTATATCAAGCTAAGTTTTCTATTCTTAAGATAGTTGACGAACGGCAACCTGTTGCGCACGTAGGTGTAAAGATACACAACAGAAGTGATGATAATGTTTGGTACTTCTTAATGAGTGGTGATATACTAACGACTTGCTAGTGTTTATTCAGGGGACTCCCTCCCCTTTCAAGGACATACTTACTTAACGTAACTATGTCCTTTTTTTATGCCTAAAAATATTTTAAATATTTCTTGCGCTCCTCTCTTCATTTCCCTATACTATGTATACCTGTAGCCATAGGAGAAGTGATGTCCACACCAGAAGGCAAAGTCAAAATCAAAGTTCGTGCAGAGTTAATCAAACGTGACGTGTATCACTTCATGCCCGCTACTGGTGGGTATGGAAGAAGCGGTATACCTGACATAGTAGGTTGTTACCGCGGTTACTTCTTTGCTATAGAAACAAAGGCAGGTGCTGGCAAGACAACCGCATTACAAGAAAGAGAACTACAACATATACGTGACGCAGGTGGGGTAGCCTTTGTCATAAACGAAACCAACGTGATAGACATTGTCGAATGGTTAGATGGTGTGTAGCCATGAC